ATGTGCTAAGCGCATATGGGTTTGCAAACAAACTCGGTTGCGTTGATCCTCCCCCTCGTTTCCCCGATGTGCTAAGCGCACGAGCTTCAAGATACGCGGTCCCTCCTGTTGACCTTCCCCCGCATCTCCCCGATGTGCTAAGCTGCTCTTTGTGCCATATGCAATGAAAAAGTGTTGATCCTCCCCCGCATCTCCCCGATGTGCTAAGCCCCCGCTATCGAACGAGTATCTTGCTCCAAGTTGATCCTCCCCCGCATCTCCCCGATGTGCTAAGCTCCAAGGCTACGAACATCCGTGACCATGTAGTTGATCCTCCCCCGCATCTCCCCGATGTGCTAAGCTTGATCAAATGATCATGTTCGTCATTTCCAGTTGATCCTCCCCCGCATCTCCCCGATGTGCTAAGCCGAACCGAATGGAACCCACACCAACAAGTAGTTGATCCTCCCCCGCATCTCCCCGATGTGCTAAGCGGTTGTCGTCGATCTCATTGATTTCGCAGTGGGATTGGCGTCAACGGCTACGCTAAAACAGCGCAAGTTCGTCTGGTCGGCCCCGGTTTTTGGCCGTTTTTTCACCGCGGAACACCGTTATTTGCTCAAATTGGCGGTCTGTCACGGCCAGGACGTGGACGACGCCTTTGCTCGGCCGGGCTTTGTCGATGTCCCGCACGCGCCTTTCGACCTGTTCTTTGCCGGCCGCGAACCTCAAATAGACGCTCCACTGGCTCATCTCGTAGCCCTGGTCGAGTAGCCACACCCGGAACTTTGCAGCCGCCTTCCGCTCCGCTTTTGTGTGCGTCGGAAGATCAAACATCACCACCAGCCACATGAAACGATACGCGGAGAGCGGCGGTTCAGAAATGAGGAAACGCCAGTTCAGGCTTGCCGCTTAAAAAGCTCTCGGCAACGCTCGTTGCTAGGCGCTGCATGCACGTCTCTAGCGGCGTCGTGCCAACGTCCGTGGTCTGATCCATATGAAGCACCCCAGCCAAACGCCGTTTGACATCGGGCGTGATGACACTCTCACCCTCAAGCATTAACCCGCGCACCATCCCATCAACCAGGGGCCGAAACGGCTCCATTAGATCGTCGGCAAGCGGCATGGCATCGTGTGGATGGCGATGGAAGATGCCCAAACCTGGGTGTAGGCCGGCGGCGACGATTGCACGAGCGGTCGCGGCTCGCAGCACCGCGTAGCCGTAGTTGAGCATGGCATTGGCCCCGTCTGCGGCAACGTCGCGGCGAAACTCGGAACCCATCAACAAGGGCCAGTATCGACGAGCGGCCTGTGCCTCAAGATTATTCGGGTCGCCGGATTTGACTTGGCGCGCCAAAAATTCAAACCCGCCTGACGCCATGCCGGCTGCTGCCAAGGCGTTGCCCTGAGCACGGATCTTCGCAGCGACCACGAGCGCCCATAGACGCTTTTTTAGAGGCCTGCCCGCTTCAGCCTGCATTTCAAACCGGCGTTGCTGTGCATGATGGCCGGCGATCGGCCAAAGGATGGCTGCTGGCGCGTAGTTTGGACCATTGAGCACGAACGGAATACCACGCATCGCCAAATCGGCCAGCAGCACGCACGAGACTGTCGTGGCGGAGCATGTGGCAATGACCGCCGATATGTCGTCGAGCGGCACGCGCCCCAGTTCTTCGGCGCCCTCTGTCACGGTCAGGAATCCGCGCGACTTGGCGAGGTATCGTCCGGGCTCGGCGACCTCGACGATCCGGCCGATCGGACAACCGCTCAAAAGACAGACCCAGGATCAAGGATGCGTCCGTCCGGCCGCACAAAGACTTTACGAGCCTGCTCCCGCACGAGTCTGCGGACGCTGGCAGACACATATTTGAACGGGTCGCTGTTGTCGCCGTTCCGCTCTTGCAGACTGCCGGATTCGTGATGATCGGCCAGCACCAAAAGATTGCCACTCATTTTCACGACTCGGAGAATGCGGCGCCGGTCGCCATGCCCGAATGCCAGCATGTCATTCTTATGGGCCTGAAGGATCAGCTTGGACGCCGGGTGCCTTGTCTGCTTCGGGGCAGGTCGGCCGAGCCGGGCCGCCTCTGCCGCTTGCGCTGCATCAAACGTCGTGACAATGCATGTCTCCAACTCGCCGCTTGGCCGGCGCCAGACCTCGAAACGGTGGTTGCCATCAAGCTTGACCGCGCGATACGGCTGTCCGCTTTTTTGATCTTTGATCGCGCGCACCTTCACTTTCTCCGTAGTTCGCACCCGCCTCACCCGATACCCGCCCGAATGCACAAGCGCTGCCAATCGTGACTTTCGCTCGCCGGGGGTCGCGTCTTCCAAAACTTCGGCAATCTTCGCGGCCAGCACCGGATCACGCACGCCCTCGCGCGCTTCGTCAGGCGCCCAAGCCGCAAGCGTAAGGATAGGACGGCGGATGACGACGTTATGCTCGGCGGGGGCCGCCCCGTGAATGAGGCCGTAATTGCTGTCGTTATGAAGCGCCCCTTGCCAGCCGGTATCGGCTTTGATCGAAACCGTGACGGCAGCTAGTTTGTCCGTGACATCGGCAACGAAGTTATCCCAAGGCTCGTCCATCTGGAGCGAGAGCCCCAAGCCGAGGTCTTCGGACGCCTTCGCTGCGCGCGCCACACGCTGCAACATCGCCCGATCGGTCAGCGCCGCCACAACCCCGTCGATCGCATGATGGCGGTGATCCGTCCGGGCGCTTAGCGAATGGAGGCCGAGTTCGTATCGCAACAGCGAACTCAGCCGACCTGGGATACCCCAGACGTTCTCTGGCGCGATGATGCTCAGATATTCAACGGCCCAACGCGCTATCGTCGAGGTGTCGGTCAGATACCGATGAAGGATGTAGTCCTGGGCAAGCTTCGCCATCGCGTCGGGTGCGAACCGCCAGCGCTTGGTGTCAGGCAGCAGCGCCACCCGCTTCAAGATGTCGGGCCAGTCCTCGGTGTTGGCGAAAGCCTGATGAGGCGTGCGGTTGGCTTTGCGGCGATTCGCCTCCCGCGTGGTAAGCACCCGATTGGCCGCGCTGTCGTCCAACGACAGCGAGAACGGCAGGATGTAGTCCATCTCAATAGCGTCGGAGAGTGCCAGGCGCGGCGAGATGAACTGGCCCGAGTAAGGACAACAGCGCTGCTTGGGGTCGTCCGCCTGCTCATCCAGCAGCCGCATCCGCATGAGACTGTCGCGCGTGACCTTGAAACCAAGAGATAGGATTTCGGCGCGGCGACGGTCGTTGTCGGCGCGTCTCGTCCTTTGCTGCTCCTCGTAGGCCCGGCGCTGTTCCGCCGACCGGCCCACCTCTCGCGAGGTCTTGACGACGATTTCAGCCGGCAGGCCATGCTGCTCAATCACCGCGTTCACCACATGGCGAAGCTGGTTCAAGGCGACATGGACGGTCGGGTTCGGCGCTTTTCCCAGCCGCTTCTCGTCGCTATCGTCGAGGGCGCCCGTGCCGGTGCCGATGCGCGCCGACAGCACTTCGCCGTAGTAGGGCAGCCGGTTCCGCTCCTCGCCCGTGCGCCGATCGGAATGGTGCTCATAGCCGGCGAGCTGCACGGCGCGGTTGTAAGTTTCCCCGTCTTCTAGAAACGGCAGGATCTTCGCCAGGGCGCGATACGCCAATGCGGCGTGACCGTCCGGCAACGCCGCATTGGCGGCGCGTTCGGCCATATCCTGGCTGAGGCCGAGGGCTTGCAAGGCCGCGATGGCGGTCTCGTCGTCTTCGGCGTCAAGCAGGGCGCGGGCGACGGCGTCCTGCTGCGCCAAGGTCAGATCATGCCATTCGGGGCCAAGACAGGCCTTGCTCCCGAGTTTGGCGGCCACGCGGCACCCCACCAGCACGTCGTCGCGGTAGTTGAAATCGGTCTCGGGCGGCAGACCCAGCTTTTTGGCCAATGTCGTCAGCTTCTGGTCGCGGCCGAGGTAAAGGACCGCCAGCAGGGCATTGCGCTCCTTGGCCGTCAGCCGCCGTTCCGGCAATCCGGGCTGCGAGACACGCAGATGGGAGACGGTCTGAGCAATGCGAAACCTCTGCGTGGTCGGCAGCCCGCGGGGCGCGCGATCTTCGCCCGGCTCCAGCCAGCACTTGCCGACGACGGCCGGTTTTAGGGGGCGCTGATGGAAGATGATGCGCCGCAACTCGGCGCGCAGCTCGTCGCTCAGCGCCGCGTTGAACTCGGCCTGAGCCGCCCACATCAGATCAAACTCGGCCTCGACCATCGCGCGTTGGGGATAGAACTCGTATCGGGCGTTCTTGCCCGAACCCTCTAGCCGCACGCGCACGGGCAAACGCTCGGCGTGCCGCGCGGCTAGCCACTCGCCGATCGTCTGGTGTCCCGTCTGGTGCATGAGATGTGCCGTGTCTCGCGCCGCCGCGTCGATCAGACGCCCCTGCTTGTTCCCAAGGTCGGTCTTGCGGTTGGAGCGGAAACCTCGATGCTGGTTGAGATGGAAGAGTGCGCGTCCCAATTCCTCCGGCCGCAGCGCGCGTTGGAGGGCAGCGGCGCGCAGGGACCAGGGATCGAGTCGCGCGACGGCTGTGCGCGCGCTCTCGTCGGCCGGCATGAGTCCGGCCCGTGTCAGGGCGTTGAGGAGTGCTTTTCGGCGCTGGAGGTAGCGGTCGCGATTGCGCCGCATGCCGCGCGGACCACGGCGTTGCGCGGCAAGCGAGGTGCCGTCTTTTGGGTGCCGTCCGTCCGAAAATATCCGCACCCCGAGGTCCAACACGCCGCAGGGCACCCCCGTTTCGTCGAGCGTCAAGGCAGCCCAGCCGATGCTGCTGGGTCCAAGATCGAGACCAAGGCGGTAGGCCATGAGCCGTTCCTCAGAAGGAGGCGACGGCCCGTGGGCCGCCGCCTATTCGGTGCGCGCGAACGCGCTTGTTAAACCAACCCCCACGTTTCCCCGATGTGCTAAGGTTGATGGCTGCACAACACCGCTGAAACGCTTGGGAGTCAATGCCCGCTGGCGTGCTGTTTCCCAAGACTCCGCGTCGTCCCCGGTCACTTCGGCCACCGCATCACCTCCCGAGCCCTTCTTACCTTGTCCAAGGCGTGCAGCGCGGTCTGTCGATCAGCGTCCGGCGCTTCCACTACAGAGGTGAACTACTCCGCCCTAAAGGACGGAGCTTCCAGCTTCAACGGCAACTGCCTTGACACGAGGATTGCGCCTCTTGCTAGGACTGACATTGCCTCGACTGACAGTAGCGAGCGCTCCGCCCGCCAATATCCGCAGCCCTTCGGCGCGGATGTTCTTTGCCGCGTTGATATCCCTGTCGTGGTGTGCGCCACAATGAACGCACGTCCACGCTCGGACATCCAGCGGCATCTTGTCGCAGATCGAACCACACGCGGAACACGTCTTGGAACTCGGATACCAGCGGTCGCACTTGACGAACGCCTTACCGGCGCGTGCGGCCTTGTATGCGAGAAAACCCGTGAACATGCCCCATCCCGCGTCAGCCGTGGCGCGGGCGACGCTGTGGTTCGCCATGATGCCCTTCACATGCAAGTCCTCGACGACGATCACTTGGTTTTCGTTGACGATGCGACGGGACAGCTTGTGAAGGTGGTCTTTCCTGGCACACGCGACGCGCTCATGCGCGCGAGCGACCAGCCGCCGGGCCTTGTTCCGGCTGTTCGATCCTTTCTTCTTGCGCGAGAGCTTGCGCTGTTTGCGCTTGAGGTTCCTTTCCGCCTTGCGCAGATGGCGGGGGTTCTCGAACTTCGATCCGTCGCTTGTGACGGCCAGATGCGTCAGACCGACATCGATGCCGATGGCCTTTCCGTCCGTCGAGACGCGGGGCATCGGATCGTCGTTGTCTGTCAGGATCGCGGCGTAGAACTGGCCGCAGGCATTGCTGCTGACCGTCACTGTCTTGACCTTGCCGATGATCTCGCGATGGACGACGCACTGCACCCAGCCGACTTTTGGCAGGTAGATGCGAGAACCGTCGATCTTCACTCGCTGCGGATACTGGAACGCTTGGCGTCCGTGTTTGGACTTGAAGCGCGGATACCTGCCCCGCTTAGCAAAGAAGTTCTCGAACGCACGAGACAAGTTCTGCAACGACTGCTGAAGCGCCTGGGAATCAGCATCGCTGAGCCATTCAAACTCCTGCTTCAGCTTTGGCAGCCGGATCGCCATCGCGTGGTAGTTCAAGCCCTTTCCGCTCGCCCGGTAGAGAGTGCTAGTTGTGTCAAGGGCGTTGTTCCAAACCCAGCGCGCGCAGCCGAACTGAACAGCCAAGGCTTGGGCTTGCTGATCGGTCGGATAGAAGCGGATTCTGGTCGCATTGAGCATGTCTTAGACATAGCGCGTTTCTGTCTAATAAGCAAGAACGCCTTATATCCCCGCCCTGAAGGACGGGGTTTTACGGCTTAGTGGATAATGCGCAAGGGCGCTTGACCCCATAGCTAAAGCTAGGGGATTGCGCGCTAGTTTCGTTCACAACCACACCTCCTCGATGACCGGATCGTCGTCCGGATGGCGCGTGAGCATCACCAGGCCGTGCGGCAGCTTGGCTCGGACCTCTTCCAGAGTGGCCCCGAACACAATCGCATTGGTCGTCGCGCATTCGGGCAAGGTGAAGTGCATCCGCGCGAGCCATTTGCCGAAGTGATCCTTGGTGGTCGGGCGATACACCGTCCACATCGGCAGTCGGTCTCGCATTGCGTGATGCAGCTTGGTTGTCGTCTCGCGTGCGTCCAAGTCCAACGTCACTTCGGCCATCGAAGCCGGTCCTCCATTGCCCTTCTCCGCTCCGCAAGCGCCGGGTGCTCACCCGCCGCTGAGTTATCCACAGGTTTTCGAAACCCATCTTCCCTTAGAATCTTAGTGTGCTGGATCTTTTCAGTCCGTCTGACAGACTCCCGGCGAATGGCCGAAAAAACGTAGGTGTTGGCGAGCTGTTTCCATGTTTTTCCCCCGTTTTCCATAAGCACCAGCACCCGGCTTTTGACCACTTGAAACAGCCCGAGCTTGGCAAGCTTGGCGATCGACCTCGCCAGCTTGTCCCGGCAGACGTGAGCGAGCTTCTGAAGGCGACTGTAAGTTACGCGCACGCGGTCGCACCCTTTCTGCCGCGCGCCCCATAGAAGGGCGTCGAACACGGCAAAATCGTAGGTGTCGATCTCCCCGGCGGTCATGCGCCGGCGGGCTTCGTAAGCAATATCAGCGGCTTGTTTCTCGGAAAGCATGGGCACCTACTCGGTTGGACCGAGACGCGCCGATCAGCAGACAAAGCTCTCCCGCGCCCTATTTGGGGCTTGCGCGCAGGATAAATTTTAGGGACACTGCGCTGGTCAAGGTGCAGCGTCCCCGGCTTTGCCGGTGCCTTTGGGAGGCCGTCCGACTGGACATCGGGCGGCCTTTCGGCTGTCTAGGGCTCTGGGTTCAGGTCAATCCTCGCGACTCAATACGAAATCATGCCGCTCTTAGGACGAGCCCGCAAGGCTTTGATCGTACTGTGGCAATTACGAAGCGGGGTCTGTGGACTCTACCGTATCGGCCTTGTTGACACCCATACGTCATAAATGCATGATTGCATGATTGCACACCTGAATGCGTGCATGTGTAAAGGACTGCACTCATGAAGACAATCGCGTTCATTGCCCAGAAAGGCGGTGTCGGGAAAAGCACCCTGGCGGTCAATCTCGCCGTTTCTGCGGGCCTCCGCGCGGCGGTATTCGACCTCGACCCGCAAGAGAGCGCCGTCATGTGGGCTGACAGGCGCAACGCCGAGCTGCCCCACGTCGAGTTTCTGACGGAGCGCCGGCTAAGCGAGGCGTTGAAGGCGGCGACGGCTCAAGGCTTCGACCTCGCTGTGATCGACACACCCCCGGCCGCCGGGCCGCAGGCCTACACCGCCGCCCAGGCAGCCGACCTTGTGCTGGTGCCATGCCGTCCCAGCCTCGTGGACCTCGACGCCATCAAGCGCACAGCGCAGCTTATCAAGTCCGCGGTCGTCCCGGCTTTCGTCGTCTTCAATGCCGCTCCGCATGGCGCCACGGTCCTGCTGGATGATGCCCGCGCCCTCGTAGCCGGCGTCGGACTTGCCATAGCCCCCGTCGTGCTGCGCGAGCGAAGCGCCTTCCGCGCGGCTTGGCCTTTGGGAAAGACAACCCGCGAGTTCGAGCCAAACGGCAAGGCGGCGGGAGAGGTTGCAGAATTGCAGGCTTGGGCTTTTGCACAAATTCATATGTGCTGCACACCTGAAGCACAACAGAAGAAGGTTGCCGCCCGTGGCTAGACGCTCTTTGCTTGCCCCTGTTCTTGCCGTTCCCGCACTCCAAGCACCCGAATTGCCGTCGGTTGCAGCGAAGCCCACGGCGCCCAAACCGAGCCGCGCCGCCAAGCTCCATATCGGGGGCTATTACGACCCGTCCGATTCGGTCGTCGTTGCGTTCCAGAAGCTGCGCGTCGATCTGCGCAAGCCGCAGCAGGAGATGTTGCTGGACGCCATCCGGGATTATGTCGCAAAGCACGAGGCAGCAGGGGCGTTCCGGCTGTGAGCGCAGCCGGCGATTACGATTACGAGGCGCCCCTTGCGCGGGTGCGGCGAGATCGTGAAGGCGCGGGGGTGGCGGCCCCGAGCTTTAATGGGAGTGGCCCCCGGCGTTCTCAGCACCGAGGGCCAGAGGCATGGGTGAGGCGAGGGGCCGCTGCTTCTTTCACGGGGGTGGCCGCTCTAAATAGGCTTGAGATGAACGAAATTCAACGCCTGTGAGCGCCGCCGGCTAGAACCGGTCGAAGTAGCCGGAGGCAAGACCATGGCCCAGCAGCGCGAGCACCACGAGGACTGTGATGAGCACGACTAGGTTGACGGCGTTGCCGCCTTCTCCCACCCAACCTTGACGACTGCTGTAGTATCCGCCGCCGCCCAGAAGAAGCACGATGAGAATGACGATCAAAAGCATCGTGGTCTCCTATGTTTGCGCGGGCGCGGGTGCGGCGACTGGGGGAGGGGAGGGCGGCGTAGCCGTGGGATCGGTCGGAGTAGCAGGGGCGGCCAATGCCGCCTGGATCATCGCCCGCACGGCCTCGATCGTGATGGGCGCAGCGGAGGCGACGGCCGCGCTGACGGCGGCCAGCTGATTCGGCGAAACCTTGGCCGTGGCCGCAGACGGAGCGAGCGCTTTGATGACAGCCGTTGCCGCATCGTCCAGTGGGCCGCCCTGCGCCGAACTCAGAATACCGCGGCGCACGAGGTTTTCGACGCCGGCCGAGGTAGCATCCGCGCCCAGAGAAGAGATTGCATCGGGTGCTGTCGCCTGGAACTCGTTCACCGCCCAGGATAACGCGCCAGCCGGGGTCAGGTTCGGCGTTGAGCGCAACAACGCCATGGCATCGCCGCCGATCCGCACGCCGAGCCCAGCGAGGTAGTTCAAGGCTTGGTGCTTCTGAGCCGCAGCGCTCGCCTGATAGGATTTAAGCTGCGCGACACCAAACCCAATTCCGGCGATGAGGACCGGCGTGAGGAAGGTGATCTCTTGCGTCCAGTCCATGGTGGAATGTTCCTCAGCCCGCGGTCGGAACGGTCGAGGGCGTCACGCCGTTGCCGGGCGCTGAAGTCAGCAGGTATTCGGCGAGGGCGTTAGCCATGGCGATTGCTTCCGTCGCTTCCGGCCCATAAGCCGCGATGGCGGCGCGCGCATCGGTGTCGAGCTTGGTCGCCTCGGCGATGACGGCGGCGTTCGGGTTCTTGGTCGCCTCGTAGGCGGCCAAGCTTGCTTCCGCGACCGTCAGCGCCGTTGACGCTGTGGCCTCCGCGGTCGAGACGACGGCTGTGGTCTTCGTCGTTTCGGTGGCGACGGTGGCGGCTTGGCCGGCGCAGCCGGCGAGGGCGATGATGCCGAACCAGGCGATGAGACGGGTGATGAGCATGGCGGTCGTTCCCTGTTCAAGTGAAAGCCGCGGTCGCGGCGATGACGCGGCACAGGCGGATGATCCAGCCGTGCCCAAAGACGGAGAACTCGGGGTCGGTGCGGTATCGGCACTCGCGCAGCCAGCCGAGCGTCGCGTGGAGTGTGGCCGGATCGGCGGCCTTCGCTGCGGCCATGGTCTTGGGCCCCAGCACGCCATCGGTGGAAACGCCCACCGCCGATTGCAGCGCCCGAGGTGCCCAGCTTTGACCCTGGTTGACGGCCATGTCGAAGGCGAGGCCCGCGACGGCGGGCGGCAGGTGGTCGCCCTGAACGGCATCCCAGAAATGCGGCTTGTAGATCAGCGGCACGTCGTCCGGCGTCAGGGCCCCCGGATCGCGCCGGTAGTAGGGATCGGCCGGCGGCAGCGACCAGAGAAACGCGGCGCTAATGCCCTCGAAGGTGCCGAGGCAATCGCCCGACCCAACCGCGCCCCCGGTCCAGTTGCCGGGATCTGACGATGTCTTAATGAAGCCGCCTTCGACCGTCGGGGAAACGGTCAGCGCCAGGGCCTGCGCGAAGCTCATGGCGCCGGCTTCCTCACGCCGGCCGCGACACTCAGCCGATCCACGCTCGCGACGAGAGTCGTCATGATCGCGTGCATGGCGGGCAGCGACTCTAGCTTCGTGTCAATCCGGTCTATGCGAGCCTCCAGCTTGCCGATCGATCCGTTGATGCGGCCCTCCATCGCGGCCATTTCGACCCTGGTGGCACTCCCGTCTCTTATGCGCCGCTGCTCGCTGTCGATGTCCGTCACTGACTTCTGCCACTCAACGCTGAGCCGGTCCCGCAACTGCGCCTCCTGGCTTCGCACGCGCTCGATGTCCGTTTTTAAGTCGTCGCGCAGCGCCGCCAAGTCGCCGGCGCCCTTGTCCGTAAGCACAGTGAGCCGCCCTTGGAAATACGCAAACACCCCGGCTAGCCCCCCAAACACCGTAACAATTAGGCCGGCCAAGGCGACCCAAGCTTGAACTTCCACGACTTGCAGCACCCTGTTAGGACAGCCAACCCATGCCACAGTTTGTTGCACTAACGCATCGTCTACTTTTTGAGGTCCCTCGGAGCACCCTTGGCCGCCGCCAGTTGCGCTTGAAGCTGCGTGATCTGCTGGGTGTCGACGCCCACTTGCGCCGCCGCATCATCGAGCTGCCCCTGCGTCGTCAGCAGCTCAGACCGATAAGACTGCGCGGCGGCCTTCCACTGATCCGCCGTCAGCGGAGCTGCTTGCTGCGCAAGAGCTGGTGTGGCGAGCAGGAGGGCGGGCAAAATATATCGAACCATGGTCAAATCCTTGAAAATTGCGTTAGCCTGGGATCCAGGATGTGCCGTTGCATACGGTGGGCGCGACGACGCTGCCTCCCCCGGTGAGCGTGCCGAGAAAAGTCGGCGACGTGGCGTCAGTGACAAGCGCTCGGGAGCCTTTCAGCGTGGAGCCGCAAGGATAGCTGCTGTTCAATGCGGAGACGGTGGTGACGACCGTCTTGACCACGCCGCCCACGAGAACCGATTGCCCGGCGCCTGTCTCCAAGCCGATGCCGGTGGTGGCTGACGCCGTGTTGATGGCGGCTGTGCCATAGGTGCCGCTCAGCGTGATGGCGGAAGGCGTGGTCGAGGTATCGTAGATACTGCCCACCGTATGCGTGCCGGAGATGCCTATCACCAGAGCGCTAGACGAGGCGTCTTGGATGTCTTGGCCGGCGTGGCTGCCGAAAATGTCGATGCCGTTCGTGCTGGCGCTCCCGATGTAGATATCAGCGAGCGTGTGCGTCGAATTAAGCGCCAAGCCGGCCGGGCCCGTCCCGCCGTCGTCAATGTCCTCGTTCGAATGAGCGCCGGAAATGTTGATCGCGAGCGGGCTGCCGGTATTGATGTTCAGGGTCTCGGTAGCATTCGTGCCAACTAGGTCCATCCCGATCGGCGACGTGCCTCCAAAAAACCCCGCGGCCGTCGTGTCAGAGCCGTTCGAATAAAAACCGTAGGCGCTTGAAGTGCCATTGGAATTGAAATCCGCACCTGCATGCGTGCCATTGGCTTGGAAGCCCTGCGTTGAATGCGTCGATTCAAAAAATCCCGCGTCTTGCACGGTGTAAGTATCGTTGATGAACACACCATAATGCCAACCGTAATTGTTATTGCCAACATTCTCAGGATTGCTGTCCATGTAGATGGCGGCCGTGCTCGGATACAGCGACTGGTTATGGATATACATTCCGGGTGTGAATGGGCCGCCGCTTCCGGCCTCGCCACTGTCCTGATCCCAGTTTGTATAGTCAAGCTCATAGCCGATCGTGCTGTTCGCAGCGGCGATTGAGCCGGGCGTGGGCTCCGGCGCCGAGGAGCCGATGCCGCCCGGGCCGCCCGTGCCGCTTGGCACGCCGCCGCGCACCACGTCCGTGTTGAGGGACCACGTGCTTCCGCCGAGCGGCCCCTGCACGGCGCCAATATAGACAGCTGGCTTTTGGCCATTTGGTTGCCCGGTGTTGACATACAGACCGAACACTGCCTCGCTTTCGGCATATGACGAACTGAGCAACGTCTTACCTTGCAAAATAAACCCGGTCAGATTGATCGTGAACGGGGTGGGGCAGTTGGCGACAGGGCACGCCGGGATGCTGGGATTGTTGGTGTTCTGATTGGAAAGAGATGAAAGCACCTGTGTGATCGTGGGTGCAACAGTATACCCGAACCCGCTGCCGGCCCAGGCGGCGACCGGCGCTTGGGCATTGACGAAGTTGGTGAACCCAGCACCCGACACTGTGCCGGTTGCCGTAAGATTACCGAACACCGGGTTGCCTGGATTGGGCGACGCGGCGAAAGCGTGGAGCGGCACGAGGGCCGCCAGCAAAATGAAAATGAGAAGTCGCATAAAGTGCTTCATGAGAGCTGCAGAACTCCGCCGTTGAGCCATAGTACGCCGGACGTGGCCGGCAACGTCGTCGGCAAAAGCGCAACGGCCGCCGTCAGCGCCGTCAGGAACACCTCGGGGTTATCCCCCACCAATGCCGCAATGGCCGCCGTGGTCGTCTTTGCATCGACGCTGCCGCCATTGTCGATTGAGACGTACTCGTCTCCGTCCAAGTTCAGAACGATCAATGAGCCGGGGAGATAGCTGGTGCTCATCCGGGTTTGCCCTCCGCCTTCTCGCTTGCTTTGTCGTTGTGAGCGGGCGTCTTGCCGGCCGTCAAGCCATGCTTCGCCAGCGGCCCACGCTTCCAGTTACGCGCAGTAAACTTTCTGGGGTTTTGCTTGGGTTTTGCGGCAATCGTCTTCGTCATGCCTAGCTTCCTTTCGGCGGCCCGAACAGCAGGCCCCTCACGAAACCGCTGAACCCTTGCGGATCAACGTCGCCGTCCAGATCATCCAGCACGGACTGAGCCGCTCGGCCGATCACCAAGCCACCGGGCAGATGGGTAAACGTGCCAACGGCCTCAATGTCGTTCTGCAGCCAGCGTTTTGACATCGGAATGCCTTCGGCAAGGTGGTCCATATTCCTTACCACGGAACCCATTTCCTGCACGGCCTGCGTCACCGGGGTTCCTGACACGGTGCTGCGCTCCACGCCAAATAAAAGCGATGCCGTCTGCTCCAATTCCGGCACCATGGATGTCATGTCGAGACCGAACATCTCGGCATAATAAGCCGGCCAGCTTTCATCCTGCGGCTTCTGCCCTTGAATATATCCGCGCACACCCGCACCAAGCGCCGAGGTCAGGAACCAATAGGTGAACGCCTTACCCATCACGTCGGCAAAGTCGCGCCGGGCACCCTCTCGATCGCCGGCCCGATACGACCGCATCCCACGCGCGCCGGTGCTGACGATATCCACCGATCGGTTGAACATCGTGTTGAAGAAGCTGGCAAACTGAACCATGCTGCGCACGAACTCATTGTTCGCACGGAACAGCGCCGCTTGGTCCATTGTGTCTTTGCCGCCATGAGCAAACCGCACCGCGCGGTCGCCCTCGGCCGCTGCTTCAGCGCTGGTCATGCCGCTGTCCATCGCCTGCCGGTAGCGTGCCAGGAACACGATATGCGCCGACATATTGAGCATTTTGCTCAGTGCGTAGTCGCCGAGCACTTCGCCCTTGGATCGCGCTTTAGCGAGCAAAGTATCCTGAGCAAGCAACCGACGCATGTTCTGAGCTGACTGCTCGCCAAGGTGCTGCGTGTATGTCCTCACCTCATAAGAGTTGTCCTGGACGAATTTTTGCGACTCTCCCGACGAAAACAGCGAGCCCATAAGATCGCGCGCGGCGCCCGTCCAATACTTCAGACCAACCTCGCCCATTCCGTGCAGGAACGCGGTCGGACCATGCAGCAACGCCGTGATCGGATTAAACGCGATGTAGGTCGCGCCGAGCCCGCTGCGAAAATAGCGCATCACCCGGTTGAGCCCTTGCACCGCCTTGTCGTCCACGTTGGCACTGCGGGCCACGGAACGCAGCCAATCGTTGAGGTAATCGTACGAATGCTGGCCGGCCTTGTCGATGATGGTTTGCCGGATGCGCTTATGGGTCAGCACTTTATAGGCATCGGACACAGCGCGGCGGAAAGCGATATCGTGCAAAGTCTGGTCGATCCTGGTCGCGACGTTGCGCAAATCAAACTCCAGCCGACCCTTGTATCCGGTGCGCGCTATGGTGCTGCCTGACCTTGTGGTGGCACGGAAGTACTGGCTCCCCCCAAAGGGGCTGGACGGGTCCTCTTTCATGAACACGTCTGGATTTTCGAACTGGTCATAAATGATCGGAAAATACCAGCCGCGGTAATCGCCAAACCGCGTCGAGAAGGGCGTCGGCTCGACAAATTTCAGCCCGACCCCCGTCATGTCCCGGCTCATCTGATCCAGCGGCTCACGGAACCGCTCGTAGAGGTCGCCCACACGTTGCGCGAAATCGAAATCCGTCTTGGTCATGACCTGTTCGAGTGCCGGAATGACGGCATCAGGATCCCAACCAAAGCCGGCCGCCAGCTTGCCGAGGTTGGAGTCCTCCCCCGCATTGCCGATGTTCATCGCCAAGGCCAGCAAATTGTCACGGGTCAGGACAATGTTTTTGCCGGTCTTTGGGTCGGTCAGACCGGGTACCTCAACCAAGTTCTTGAGCGTGGCCTTGTAGTCGGCCGGCATCGCATCGAGCGCTTCTTTCAGGAGGCTGTTTTTTAGCTCAATGAACCCACGCTTTACCTCGGCCGCACGCTTCATCGGCGCGAACAAGGCGGCATGAAGCGGCCCCGGTTTGCCGCCGTCGAGCTGCACCAGCAAATGTTCCACCATGCGCAACCCGCCCAAACCATTCGCGAGCAGATCCTTGGCAGCGCGCATCCCACCTTCGACGGCGCCCGGCGTGATGTAAGCGGTGGGCCGCACCACATCCGGGAGCATGGCCGTCGAGTCTTGAATCTGGTCGGCCAAATCGTCCAGCGCCACGCGGCGCCCGGCCACATCCGCTTCATTCTGCCGGCGCCCGGCATGCAGCAGTGACCGCACCGCATCACGCGCGGCTTCAAACTGATCCGATGTCAGCCCCTCGTAGTTCTGCCGGAATGCCGCATCCCGCAGGAAATCCGGAACCATGAGGTCCACACCCAGCCGGCTCTGTTCATCTTGGAACTCTGCCAGCGGTTTACCCGCCAGCGCGCGCGATAGCTCGCCCGGGTCGCGCTGCACGGTCACCCCGAGCCGCTCCAGGATGCGGTGCGTCTGATCCACGAATGGCTGCGCCGTCCCAGACCGCGTCGCCGTCTTGCCAACGTTCCGCCAATAGGTCGTGGTCCGCTGCCATTCCCGCTGCAGCCTCTCGGCTTCCGTGGCAAAGGCATGCGCGATCATTTGGCGCTGCTTGGCCTTGAACGCCTCGATCGGGTTCTTGGCCAGCAGAAACCGCTCCGTCTCACGCCCAGCTTGGGCCTCGGCTCGCCGGTATTTCGCGACGCTGATGGCCCGGCTGATCGGCGTATTGGCGAGCGATGCGCGCACCCATTGCGTGACCTGCTGCACGGTATAGGGCGGCTTCTGACCGGCCTGCTTGCCAAGCTGGCGCATCTCGGCTGCCAGAACGTCGCGCTGCCCCTCATTATGAGCCGCGGCCAGCGCGGTTTCCTCCACCGTGCCATCGGTCAGAGGATCCCCGAACAACTGCTCAAGCTGCTCATCAATGCCCTGATCCACCAGCGCCGCGATGTATTTGTTGAGCGGCAGGGCGCGACCCGTCTGTGCCGCCGCTTCCTCCCGGCCCACATTCTCGTTCACGATGTCGCGCAGCATTGCCTCGCCGGATTCGTAGCCGAAAGCCGGGGCCAGCGCATCGGGGTGAATGCCGCCCTCTTTCGCGGTCAGTCCGCGTGGCAGGCGCGGAAACGATGCCCCTAGCATGTCCCGCGCCACCGCCAGATCGAGCTTGGTCGCCACCACCTCGCGATCCGGATCCAGGATGTCCTTTCCGTAAGCCAGCAAATGCCACGCCTGAAGCGCCGGCCGGCTTTTCACCTGCGCCTCAATCTCTGGCCGCACGGATTCGGATTCAGCTTTCCACTCGGCTTTGTGCTTGAGCGCTTCCGTCCGCATGGTGCGCTTGAGCACCCGGTCATAGGCTTGTGCCTGGGCTTTGCGGATCATGCCCGTGTAAGCGGCGAATTCGCCCTTGGTCATGCGGGCGTCTTCCGCGGTCTTGAACAGCGGGTTCAGATTCAATCCCTGCCGCGCCTCGGCAATCGCGTCATCGGTGGCAAGCAGCCGGTCCATGACCCCGCGCATGTCCGGCGTGATCGGCGAGCCGATGGCGGTGATCGTCCGATAGATGCGCGTCAACCAAGCCGCGAACTTCTGGAAAGCAGTCTGAAGCTCGACGGACGGCGCTTTGCCCTCCATGAGGTAGGTTTCAAACCCGGTGGCGAACTTCTCGTGGCCATCGACGCCCGGCATCTCGCCATCTTTTAGGCCGAGCCATTTCCGAACCGTTGCGGCGTCGGCCTTAAGATCATCCGGCGCGTCATCGCGCATCGCATCGCGCAGCAGCTCGTCGAGGAACTGATGACCCATCTCGTGCAAAAACGTCGAGCGGTCAGACCCCTTGAACAGACGCACGATCCGCTCACCGCTGCCGAGCGTGATCGACCCCCGCATACCAAAGCTGCCATCCGGCTGATTCAGGGTTTGACCGGCTTCGCTCCCGCGATTGAGAACGGCAAGCACCCGACCATTGCGAAGTACGGCCTCTCCTTCGTCCTCTCCGTGTTCCATATAGTGCGCTCCAACGAGCGCAATCTGCGTGTCTTTATGAATCAAATACGGGTCGAGGGCCGCGATTCCTTTAAAGACCGACATCTTTTTGCTAAGGTGAAGCGCCGAAACGCCCGAAAGTTGCTCCTCCGTTGGCGTTCCATCTTCCCACCGATAGGATGACGGCAATTCGTCTCCGGGCTTTACACGAATGCTTTCGCCCGTCATCTCGTTTGGCGATACGGCCCTAAGACCGTAGTGATCATATTCCGCCTTCTTTATGATGTCCGTTGCCAGCTTGTCGAACTCGTTAACATCATTGGTTACACTTTTGTGGCTTTGGTATAGATCCAATGCCTCACCGCCACCCCGCGCCTCATCCAGCGCCTGCTTGATCTCGGCATTGGTGGCGGTCTGAATGTCAATGCCGCGCTCATCTAGGAACTGCCGCAGCTGCTCGGAAACGGCGCGCGACTGCTCGCGCTTCAGCGCTTCACCTTCCGGCGGCACATAGCGCTGCCGGCCGTTCAACTCATCCTGCAACGCCGACAGAAACTCATTGATGTCCGGCACGTCCGGATGGTCCGGGAAATAACCTGCGTCATGGGCTCGCTGAGCTGCTTCCTCAATGCGCATGCCCTCCGGGTTGATCAGCTTGCGCCGACCCGGCTGGCCTCGGTGCCACTCGTTCCCGCCCATCGCGGCAATATCGCCGCCCGTGTCCTGAATGCCGCCTGCGGCTTCGCGCCGGCCGCCTTCTGAAAGTTCATGGGCGCGGTTCATGCCCTGACCCAATGAACCGCCGGTCAGGTATTCCAGCAGGCTTGGACCATAGAGTTGCCGGTCGCTTGGCTGCCTGTCGCCGCGCCGCAAGCTGTCTATGGCCTCGTCAATCCCGCTATAGGTCGCGGGACCAACGCGCGGCTGATCCTCCCGCAGCACCTGCAGGCCTTCCTGTCGATACAGATCCAGAGGCGACTGAGCAAAATCATCACCGCGCGCACCATACCGCGCTGCGATCAGCGTGGCGTATTGCTCGGCAACGTTTGGGGTGAACCCCGCGCGGCGCAGTTGATCGGTGATGTCGGCCTTGACCGCTTGGATTGCCGCGCCCCAATGATCGACGCCCACATCGCCGGCATCTTCATCCGTCAAGCCAGTCAGATCGGCCGGCGGATGGTTTTGCAGCTCCAAAGCCTCACGCAACGTAAAGCCATCCGGGGCAAAACGGATATCAGGACGCAAGTTGCGCTCAATGTCCGTTCCGGCAAGGTGCGCGACAAACTGCGCCATCGGGATCTGCACATCCCCGCCGGTCAGCAAACCCTGGTCCATCTGCTCCTGCATGTCCGGCACGAAGGCAAAAGGGTCCAAGGCTTCGCCTGGCCGCGTCTGCATGCCCTGGTAGAGTTCGGCCACGCGCTCGGCCGGCACATAGATGCTGTTCACGTCGCCGGCCGCGGCGTGCATCTGCATCAGCGCCGAAAACGCATCCGGCGCGCGCTGGCGGGTTTTGCTCCTGGCCGCGGCGTCAATCATCTTTGCCCATTGGCTAACGCTGCGGGCGGCAGCGCGAGCCCGAACCACATCGGCATAGAGGCTCACCCCGCGCATGGGCAATTCCATGAGCGGGAACGCCAGCGCCCCCACCTCCAAGGAGTTCACCACCTGGTTGACCAGCTGCTGCCGCATCTCGGGATCGTTGAACGCCGTCTCGAAATTCGGCGATGTCACCGCCTCCGCGACCTGCGGCGCAATCGCCTGCACCGTTGTCATCCCGCCATTGACGATCGCACCCGTCACCCCGGCTTTCACGACGCTTTTGGCGAAAGTGCCGAGTGCGCGCGCCAGTGTCGGACGGGTCGCCGCCTCAGATGCAACGTCGCGCACGAACGGCGCCACCATTGCCTTGACCGGCGCGCTCAGCACGTCACCGCCGACCGTCGCCAAAGCGCCTGTGACCACACCGGACAGCACGGACGCCGCTTGCTTGGTTGCCTCCGGGATGGGCCGCCCCAGCTTGTCCTTCGCATCGCTCAGCGTGTCATAGGTCTGCCCCGATGTTTCGATGGCGCTTTGCCCGGCAACGCCGGCGGTGAGGCCAACCGCCGCACCGCCGATCGCACCCGGAATCGCGCCGACACCACCCGCCAAGGCGCCCGTCGCGCCGCCAGCCGCGGCACCCGCAGCTGCTTCCGGCAGGGCGTTGGCAAACATCTGCGCCGTTCCGCCCAGAAACCCGCCGATATGCGCGGCCGTGCCCTTTTCTTTGGGCTGCGCGGCGGCCTGCTCTTTGAACGTTTGGAGAAGGTTTATCTGCCTTGGGGAAGCAGTTCCAGTCTGCTCCGAAAACCCAAGCTCGCCGATGCGCTGCTCCAACATTGACTGCGTGAAGCCTTCACTGAACCCGTTCCACAGCCGCCCGATCAGCCCAAGCTGCGGAACGTCGCCTTGCGCAACCTTGGCGTTGCCTGGATCCGATGCCAGCCATTTCTGCAATTGCTGATCGGTGCTCATGACACCCCGCGCAACCCGCAAATCCGCCTGCTGCTGCCAGAATGATGGATTGTCCTCCATGGCAACTGCCGGCAGTCCAAGCAACGGCGCCAAGGTGCGGGCAGCTGCCGCCTTGTCAGGATCCACGTCCTGCGCACTGACCAGGTTCGATGTCGCCTGACCGCGTTGCTGGTCCGCCATGCGCGCGATCTGCGCAGTCCAAAAGTCAGGGCTGGTCGGTAGCGGCACTCCCGCACCCGACGCGGCCAAGGCATTTGGCGGTGCGGCTGGCTGCACCTGCGGTTTAGCCGGCGGCGGCGGCGGCGTGGCACCCGCAGAGCCCGCTTCTTCGGCATCCCCGGGTGTGATGTTTGGCGGCAGACCACCACCGGACGCCGCAGCCGGCGCGGGCGACGGCACCCCAGAACCGGCCGACGGCACAAGCGCTTCCGGCTCCACGTCAGGCAGATCGGTTTCGTTTCCGCTCATTGGGGTTTGGGCGCCAGAGACTCAAGATACAGCTGCGTCGCGGTCGCCATGTCTGGCGGGTGCCCGTACATCTTGCTGTAGGCCGTATTGATCGCCGATAGCTGATCCGGCGGTATGATTGCCTGAAAGCCCGGCAAATTGCCGCCCTGACCTTCGGCCTCGAACAGATATTCGGACTTTGGGCCGAAGAACATGCTGCCTGTTCCGGCGACCGTTCCCTTGATCAGAAGGCGGCGTGCAATTTGCTGTTGCGTCGCGGCGTCCGGCATCCGGCTGTGCTGATCAAAATAGGCGCTCACATCGGCCGTGAAGGCCCCCACGAACTGCTGATACGTCTGGTAATCCGACGTGCCCTCTATCGCCTTGGGATTGATGCCACCAGAAATTGCCAGCGGCGAAACGAAGGAAAGCGCCGAGCGAATATCGTCATCACTTACCCCTCTCGACGCGGTCGCCATCGCATCCGTCTGCCGATTGGACAGAGCGCTGATCATGTCGTGCGGCATCACATCAAGGTAATGCGGATCAAGCAGGTTGACCTTCCGAAACGCCGCCGGATCGGTGATCGAAAGCCCAACAAGCTGATCGCTCATGGACTGCGCCTGCGGCGACCAAACGACATCGGCACCCGGCAGATTGTGCTTCATCAGCGTGAACACCGTAGCTCGGGCGTCAGGATCCAAGTTGACCCAGGCTTGCGCAGTCGCACCGCCCGCCTTAAAAATCTGATCCGGATCGGTGAACTTGCCTTGCGTCACCGCATTGGCCACGGTCAACAGGTTGGCCTTTTGTGCCGCGTCATTGGACACAACCATCGATTGGTATTTGCGATAGACCGCATAGGACGCCGATTGATAGGCGTTGTCCGCATCGTCCGGATGCAGCTTCATCGCCTGCTGGCCGGCTTGGTCCATCAGAGCCGGCAAATTTGCACCCATCTCCTGAAGCGCTTGGGCGCCGCCGGTGCTTCTGCTCCCACCCTCTTGCCGGATGATCGCGGCAGTCACGGCATTACGTGTTGCTGGGTCAGAAAGGTCGATCGGTTTGTTTGGGTCAATACCCGTCCACGACGAGACGTTTGCAATATACGCCGCAGTGTTGTTCTCGGTGGAAGGCGCCCATCCATGGACTGGATCGCCTATGATCTGGGCCAGCGTCGTTAAGCCATGGCCACCTTGCGCGACCGGCTTATTATCAAGGATAAGCTGATCCTGAAGCGCTTGGACCCCGGCCTGCTGGGTTGGGAATTGCTGAAAGTCAGTCTTTGATCCTGGCACCCGAAGATTGCCGGGGTTGTTTACCGGACGCTGACCACCCGTCGCGGCAGTTCCGCCGCTGGTCGCCTGCGGCCCGGCAATGCCGAGAACCCCGTCCGCAATGGCATTGGAGTCCATCGGCAACGTGGCGCTTCGCGCGGCCCGGTACAGCGTCTGGTATGCTTGTGGGTCAAGCATCGGCGCGTATTTCTGAAGGAACTGCGCACCAACGGTTGGGTTTTTGTTCAACCACCCCTCAATAAAAATCGACGCCTGCCTGCTATCGCTTTGGCGCACCGCGTCGGTGACGATTGCAGGGTCCTTCTCATTTCCTGCGAGCTGGGTTGCCTGAACGGCTGCCGATCTGCCGGTTTTGAGCGAATCTTGAAAGCTCGCATCCGACGCCGCGGGATCGCTTAAGGTCGTCGCCGCGTATGATTGATGATTGGAAGTATCCACGAGCTGCTGATTGGTGGCGCCGGCATATTCAACCTGAGCTTCCTGCCCCTTTTCCGCAAAATACCGCCCATAATAGCGCGTGACCATCTGACCAGCCGTCTGGTCAAATTGTCCGATCTGGTCAAGCGAACCTAATTGAGAGCGAGCTTTGCTGTAGATGTCTTGAACCTGCTTCTGCGCGGCGGGGATTGCGGTCAACGCATCCTGACCCCGGAGCTGCATGACGTGGTCGAGAACCGCGTCAGCTTGGCTGCCAGCCTGATTCAGCACGTCTGTGGTCTGAAGCTGGCCAAAAAACTGGCCGGTCTTGAGTGAAGCATCGCCGATCTTTTGCAGCCCTTCCGCCGCAAGAGGCTGCACGTCCTGTTGCGTATCGGGCGCGTCGATCCGCGGCGTGACGGACGGCAGGACGATTGTGTCAGGGATGGCGGCCATCAGGTCGTATTCACCCAGCCGGTATTGCCACCGTCAGTCGCAATTGAACTCCCCGATTGACCAAGACCGCCCAATTTGAAGCCCACGGACGAGATGCTGCCCAGAAGACCCGCGGCTGCGCCCTCAGTGCCAGAGGCGGTGTCCTGCTGCGCCTGAGCGGTCTGGCTCGTGGCCTGCGTCTGGTAGCCATAGGCCTGCAGCAGCGCATTGTGCAGTGTCGTCTGCGTGTCGAGTTCGCCGGCCGCTTCCTGGCCTTCCTGCACTTGAAGCGCCGATCCGGTGTTGGTGTTGATGTTGTTGGCCGCCTGGTTTGCCTTCAGCTGCCCAAGCTGGGAGGCGTTTTGCAGGCTCTGATTTTCGGCCGCGACCGTCCCGGCCTGCGCCGAATAGGCCTCGGATTGCCTGGCAATCGTCGCGTTGTTCCTCGCGACCTGGGCCGAGTAATTGCCCTGCTGGATGGAACCGATGGCGGAGGTGGCGGCGCCGGCTAGACCCGCTACACTCCCGATGGCTCCGATTGTTGGCGCCGCTCCCGCTGCGGCGGACCCAATAGCTGCTGCCGTTGTCCCTATGGCGGTGGCCGCCCCAATGCCCACTTAACCCTCCAGCGGGAGCGCGTAGAGCTGCCCCATTGGCTTGGCGCCCAGGCGTTCGAACAGAAACTTCTGCGACGGCCCGCGCGCGCGCACGCCGGATCGCATAATCAGCATCTGGACACCTTGCGCTTTCAGGATGGCGACCGCCGCCTTGTGCAGTTGCCGCCCCAACCCCCCGCGATGCTCCGGCTTGACGTAGAAGATGTTCTGGAAGCCAAGCATGACGTGGCGGCTTTCAAAACTCGGATTCACCAAAAAGACGATATATCCGATCATCTTATCGCCCTTTCGGGCGGTAACGGCAAGGAAATTGCCATCCACCTCAAGTTGTTTTGCCATTTCAACATTCGGATCAAGCGGCAGGCCGTCGAAGCTACCCGCTTCCTCATAATGATCCCGGAATAGCCCCGCACCATCACGATAGAAGGTGTCGAAGCATTCGCGCTGAATGGTAATCGTGGCGGCGATCTCATCGAAGAGCGCACACATGCGGTGTTTGTTCTGGATCAGCAGACCCATCCGGTCGTTCATGTCGATCTGGATGTTCTTGCTCCTAAGCTCGGCCCAATGCCGCGCCGGCATCAGCCGCCCGGTGCAGTGCTCATAGAGCGTGCGGCACGGGGCCTCGCTCGACAGGTCGGCAAAGTCCACCGTCAGAGTGCCGGGCAGCGCCGAGATGTCCGCCAGCCGCCGCTCTTCCGCCTCCAAGTATCCATTGGGGAAAACCCAGCCGAACCGCGCGGCGCTCTGCTTCACCTCGGCGATCGGCCGGCGCACGACCGCGAAGCGAATGCCCGGAAAACGCTGCCGCAGGATGCGCCAAGCGCGCGTCAAGCCGGTCTCGACCGAGCCGCCGCGGCGCAGCACATCGCACAGCTCATCGACCGATCCGACGCTCACCGGCAGGTCGTGCGCGCAGTCGATGCCGTTGTCCGCAAGGAAGCGGGACAACCAGCGCGACCGGGATCGGGGTAACGAGAACACCACGAAAGGGTCGGCGACCTCGGGCCAGACCCGGCGGTATTCGATCAGTCCCTCGCCAGCCGGGCGGAATCCCATAAAGGCCGCGAAGCGCCGCGCGCGCTCGTCCCCGGGCAGGATGCGCGCCTGCAGCGTCGTCTTGGTCTCCATGATCTGGGCAAACTGCCGGCGGGCCTCGCGGATGACCGCCAAGGGGTGCTTCATGGCCGCCTCGGACAGTGCCAGCCAGATCGTGCTGCTGCTGGACAGTTGCGCGCCAGACACGCCCCCGAGCCCGGCCAGCTTGCCGTCGATCAGCCAAGCCCGCCGAAAATGCGACCGATCGAACTCAATCCGCAGCTCGCGATGGGCATTGAAGCCCATGGCCTCGAAACGGTCGCGATATTCGTGCCGCACGATGCGGGCCATTTGGCCGCAATGAAAAGGTTTAGCTTCGATGATTCGGAATTCAGTCATCGCACGGTGGCCCACCAAAGGGACTAAAGATTGCTTTATTAGTCCTTGAAAAATACCCCTGTAGTGGATATGTAGTCCCCATGCCAATGCATAAGCAAATGGTCTCAATGACGGAACCGCAGGTTTCCTTTCTAAGAAAGGAGGCCGAGCGCTTAGGCATTTCGGTGTCTGACCTTATTCGCCGCATCGTAGACCAGTATCGGGAAACGCGCGGCGAATGAATTTGACCTACAAGTATCGCCTTTATACGACGTTGAAGCAGGAAGCCGCCCTGACGGACATGCTTGGCTCGTTCTGCGATCTTTACAACGCAGGCCTTCAACAGCGTATCGAGGCCTACCAGCGGCGCGCGGTCAGCCTGCGATACGGCAATCAGGCTGCCGAGTTGAAGGCCGTCCGAGAGTGCGACGAACGGCTGGCCGGTTTCAGCTTTAGTGCTGAACAGCAAGTCTTGCGTCGGCTCGACAAGGCGTTCAGCGCGTTCTTTGGCCGGATAAAACGCGGTGGCAAAGCGGGTTTCCCAAGATTCCGCGCCAAGTCGATGTTTGACAGCGCCGACTTTCGGGTCGGCGACGGGCTTACGATCCGCAAGAGCGGAAAGATCGGCATCGTCGGCATCCCGAGCGAGATCAAGGTGAGGTGGCATCGCGATCTTCCGTCCAACGCCAAGGTCGGCGCGGCCGTCGTCAGCCGGGCGTGCGGCAAATGGTATGTCTGCTTCCAGATCGAATTGCCGGACGTGGCGGCTGCGGAGCGGCCGTTCGCGCCGATCGGCATCGACCTTGGACTCACATCGCTTGTGGCGCTGTCCAACGGCGAGACGGTGCCAACGCCTCAGCATACGAAGCTGGCGTCGAAGCGACAGCGGCGACTGCAACGGGCGCTGTCCCGGTGCAAGCGAGGCAGCAAGCGGCGCCTGAAGGCGAAGCTGCGGCTGGCCCGGCATAGCGCCAAGACCGCCAACCAACGCCGGGACTTTTCGCACAAGCTGTCCCGTCAGATCGTTGACCGCTACTCGCACATCGCGATGGAGGACCTGAACATCAAAGGACTGGCCGCAGGAATGCTGGCCAAGTCCGTCTACAATGCCGCGTGGAGTCAGATCGCCCAGCATGTTCGGTACAAGGCAGAATGCGCCGGTACTATAGTCACGTTGGTCGCCCCATACGGCAGCTCTCAAACCTGCCCGGATTGCGGCACGATCAAGCGCAAGACACTCGCCGAAAGGATGCACCGATGTGACTGCGGATGTGTCCTTGACAGAGACCTCGCCGCCGCTCGCGTCATCCTCCAACGGGCAAACTTCCAGCCGGGGCACGGCTGTCAGGCGCCAAGCCAGCGGGTTGCCGCATAGCTTGTCTGAGAAGCCGTCTGCGGAAGCTGACGGAGTTGTCACCTGGCCGCAATGGTATGGCTTGGCCTCAATGACCTCAAACTGTGTCATGCGAGCGGCGCGACATAGAAGCCAGTGCCTGCGCTCCCAGAAGCGCCGCCGCCCGCCGGCTGTTCGCCGCCGCTCTTGCCCGACTCGGTGTCGCCCTCCAGGATTTCCGTGATGATGGCGGAGATGTTCATCGGCACTGGGTTGGACTGCTGCAGCGCGACTTGCCCGCGCGTGTCCATGTTGCCCGAAACCGGCAGCCGCGTGTCGCCGGTGAAAAGCGGCGCGGCCAGCCCGTTATAGGTCTTGAGCCGACGGTTCGGGACCGGCTGCATGCCGCCCCAATAGACATCAATCTGCGCGGGCGACAGCGCCGCCCCATCGGGCTGGTTGGTGCCGATCTCCATGTCTCGCGACAGCGTCGCGCGCACCGTCGCCGCGACGACGCGCTTGCGGCGCCCCTGACTGACGGCGCCCTGATAGTCCCAGTAGACGTTCTGCAACTGAGCGGTGAAGCCTAGCCCCACCGTCACCGCCGAGGCCGGGGTGGCAAGCGTGATGGTGCCGTCGAGGGCCACGACCTGCGGCGGAATGACGTTCCCGTCTGCGAGGCCCGTCACGGTCGCGCCCACGAGATGCTGAAGGCCGCTGATGACCGTTGTCGGTTCCGTAAGCGTCCAAGACCCGGATGCCTGGGGCACGACAGCCGGCTGAGCGGACGGGCTGCGGCTATTGGGATAGACGGCGGTGATCGGCACCAGGATGTCGGCCACGACCTCGGTCGGCGAGACGTAGGCCGTGATCGCGGCGATGCCGCCGCCCATGCGAATGACGCTGCCGACATTCGCGGAAGAGAACACCGCGGCCGTCGCCACGAAGGTAGCGGCGTTGTTGAGGGTGACGGTCGCGCCCGCGCCCGCGCCGCCCGCGCTGCCCGCCGGATCGACGAAATCGATCGACGGATAGGTGTAGCCCGCGCCCTGGCTCGTGAAGGCGACGGCGGTGATCACGCCGTCTGCGATCGTGAGCGCCGTGACCGCGCCCGACCCCGGACCCTGACCGTGGTCATCGACGATGACGGCATAGGTGGCCGCGGAATAGCCCGATCCGCCGGCAAGGCCTGTGACGCCGGTCAGCGCGCCGAGGCCAGTGGGCGACGTGGCGCTGAGCGCGGCGGCCGGTTCGGGCTGCGCGAGCGACAGCCCGGCATCGACGCACCAGGCGGCTTCGATGGTCGGCCAGTCCCGGTTGTCCATGCGCTCGATCATGTAGCTGGCTTGGCCGTTGATGACGCGCTCCACGGCCAAGTAGACGGCATCGACAGGCAATTCCGTGCAGGTGGCGATGCTCACGAAAGACCCGTTGGTGTCGTGGCGCGCCCAAGCTGACACTTCCTCGGCCTTGAGATAGGTGAGCGACAGCAGCACGCCATCATCGCGAACATACCAGATGATCTTGTTGGGCTCCTCCGCGTAGGCCCATTGGACGGCTTGGTAGCCGTCAAACAGCTGCGACGACAGTTCCGTCAAATCAATGCCGGTATAGATGTTGGTGTAGAACTGGTAGCTGAATTCACGGACGATTGAGCCCTTCGACTGCACGTAGAGGATCTGGTAATCAATCTTGATCGGCGGGACAAGCGGCGACACGCCGTTGAAGGCCTGGGGCTGCGCTTGCTGCGAAGCGGGCGTGATTGCAACCGGGTTGAGCGATGAGCCGCCGGTGCCGGTCAACTGCCACGCGGAAGTGCCGGTGAGCACCACAAGGCCGCCGGGCATATTGATCATCCATTGGATGCCGTCGACGAGCACGGACCAGGGCGATCCGGTGATGGCATCATCGGCGACCACCGGAAAATGCGTGTCGAAGTTCAGATAAAGCCCGTTCTGAGAGAAGAAATAGGTGTCGGGGTTGTTCTGCGTACTGGCATAGACGCGGCGCTGCTGGAAATAGGCAACGACGCCCGGATAGGTGCCGGTCTCGGGTCCGAATGTCAGGGTGGCTGTGGCACCTGTGCCCGTGCCGCTGATCGTGACGGTATTTCCGGATTCGTAATACTCACCGCCGCTTGCGACATAGATTGACGCGATCGAAAATGGCGTGACCGCGTAATAAATCGGGTAAAGCACTGCACCGCTGCCGGTGGACGTTGTGACGGCAGCGGTGGTGCCAAGCGGGTTTACGGCGTCGGCATTGTAGCCAGAGCCACCAGCCGTCATGCTTGCGGCCGTGATTGTGCCTGGGGCAAACGGATTTGTGTGCTCCGGCGGCCCTTGGGAAAAGTCCGGTGATATGCCCGCATCCGAAAACGTGCGGCCATTGGACTGCCCGATGAATCCGGCAATGAACGTCGGAGGCGGGCAGACGCCGCCCGTTGCAATAATTGGCGCCGCCGTCTCGGCGTAGATGTTGTAATACTGCGCGCCGGCCAATCCTTGCCACACGAGATTGTTTGAATTGGCGAGCATGGTGCTTGGATTTGCTTCTCCGAGCAGGCCGTTGACGCAAGCGGTTTGCGTCGGGGCACTTTCCTCTCCGGTAGCGGCATCAACGGCCGTAACATAATAGTAAGTCACAAACGTGCCGAGCTCGTTGTAGCCGCCATAGCCCACGCACGAAAGGTCAGTGGGGCTTGCGATGGCTGCCCCGACGCTGATTTCGGCAATTGTCCAATCATTGTCAGCAAAGCGCGTCAGGTCGTTCGGAGTATATTCCGTGAGCGTATCTTGGTTCCAGCAGGCAAAGGACATGACATCGGCGCTTTGGGTGAACTTAAGCCAGGGCAAGTCCGCAGCCGCGTAAGGCGTGGTCAGGGTATAGATCATGGCTGCTGTGCCGCCGCCGGTATAAGCGGTGTAGCCGGTCGAATTGATCGCATTGCCGAACACGTCGTAGATTGCGAATGTCCCGATTCCGGCGGCCTGAATGACGAAAGTGCGCCCGTTCAGTTCCGTCATGCCCGCGACGCCGGATATGTAGACCCAATCGCCATCGCTGAACGTCGAGTCGAATGACACGACGGCAGGGTCCGCTTGGCTAATGGCGGATATAGTCATGGGGTTGCCGGTCACATAGGCGCCATCCGACAGGACGCGCATGTAATTGTTGCCGAACTCTAGGATCAGGCCCTGGTTGACCGAGAACTGAAACGGGATCAGGCGCGGCGGATAGGGCTGCCCGGTCTGCTTGGAGTAGTCGCAGAACTTGGTTCCCGCGCGGGAGTTGGCACCACCCCTGTAATTTACGTAGCAGTTTCGTAAAGTTGCGGCACCCGACTGATATTTTTGTAGATCAGTCCTTCCGTATAGCTCCGGTGATAACTCTCCCGTAACAAATGAATTCTTTATGAATGGCGTAGCCATTGACTATGCACCCGTCCAGTTTGCATAATCGGGATGCAGAGCGGCGCCAACCGCTACTGCATCCCTGACCAAATGCCGAAGGAAGGTCAATATGCCGTTCCATCCGCAAACGAAATTGAATCCCAGGAGTTGCCCCCGTAACCGCAGCCCCCTAGTCCGAGGCGCGCGCCTGTAAATCCTCCACCGGTTTGCCGAGCCGTCATCCAATCTGGGTACAGATCTACGGCGGTGGTGGCCTCGTTTCCATCAACCAAACGCGCCATCTCGACTTTCGCTTTCGCGATGGCGATCTGCTGGTTGCGCAGTTGCAGCCCGAACGCCTTGTTTGCCGTCAGCGGCAGCGCCACCTCGCTCGCGATGTAGGCGACGAGCGCCGCACGAAAGAGACTGTCCCACTGCGACGGATAGAGGATCAGCGCGGTATAGGTCGCGTGCGCGTCCTTCACATCGGTCAGGATGACGGTGCGGCTGTTGGGTCCAACGCCTTGCGTGTCCCAGGTCAACGCGCCAGGCCCCGCCGGGTAATTGCTGTCCGTCGCGATGACGAACCGCGCCGGACGCGGACGCGAACCCGGAAAGCCCGGGCTCATGTTTGTCGTCATCGGCAAATTCGGCGGGATCGAAATGTTGCCCGGCGGGAAGGCGCTGGCAGGGTATTGGTGGTTGCGCTGGATGAAGCGGATTTTCAGACAATCCACAGGATACGCATATTCATACTGATACCCAGACGGAACCACCGTGCCGACATTCGGGGTTTGTCCGGTCGCATCCGCCAGTAATTGCAGGGGCGCGGTTGCGCGAGCGAAGTCCCACGGTGCGCCACGAAGCAGTTGGCGAAGACATTGACCATAGGCTCTCAGTATAACTTGGCCTTCGCGCGAGCCCTCGCTGATGTCGCCGAGCACATACTCGGAGCCGATCGCGTCGAGCACCTGGGAAGCGATGTCGCTCGGCAGATTGGCCATCGTCAGCCCCTCGTGTTCTCAGCGAGGATGGCCGCCTGCTGCTGGTCCTGCGCCTCCATCTGCGCGCCTTGCATGCCCACCAGGAGCGGCGCCAGGCGGCGGCCCAGCGCGGCCGCCAGCGCCTCGGTGAAGTCGGGCTCCCAATCCAGCGGGTCGGTTATCTGGCCGGTGTAGACGACCAGCCCAGGGTAGACGTTGCAGAGGATGACCTTGCTCGGCTCGGCCAGCGCGTTGTCGTTGTCGACCGAGAATTGGTAGGGCTGCGGGTCAAAGTCCGGCACGAAGACCGGGACATTCTTGACCGCGCGGACTTTGAGGCAGTCGGCCGGGTACTGGATCTCAAAAAGCCATGGAACCGGAGGATAGGCGCTCGACCACATATTCGGCGGAAAATACCCGCCGGCTGGGGCCTGTTTGATCAGCGTCATGGCGACATTGCGCTCGGCAAAGCTCCAGTCGAAGCCGCGCAGCATCTCGTCCCGCGTCTGAGCATAGATGTTGAGTGCGGCCGTCGCGTGCTTGGTGCCCTCAAACAGGTTGTTGACCCGACCGTCGTAGCCGATCCGCATCAAGGCGATGTTGACCACGTCCTCCGGGCAAGTGACGACGCTGGTCATCCGACCTCGCTCTCGGCGTTCTTGAACATCGCGCTTTCGTCATCGCCTTCGGCCTGTGCCACCTGCGGACTGACCAGGACGGCCGCCAGCCGGCGCGCCAGGGCCGCCACAAGCGCCTCGACAAAGCCCGGCTCCCAGTTGGCAGGGTTCGTCACCTGCGCGGTGTAGACCAGCGTGGCACCAGCGGCCTTCGACCAGATCACCTTCTGGGCCGCCGCATTATCCGCGACCGTCCAGAGCGTCGGCGTGGGATTGTTCGTGTCGGCCGCATAGGTGGAGCTGAACAGGTTCCGAACCTTGATGCAGTTGGTCGGATAGACGTATTCGAAGGACCACGGGAACGGCGCGGCGTTGCCGGTCAGGGTGGCGGCGGTGATCTGCTCGGCGAATTGCCAGTCGCCCTCGCGCAGCACCGCATCGCGGGTCTGGGCGTAGATGTCGAGGGCCTTCTTGGCCGCCATCGAGCCTTCCCAGATTGAGCCGATCCGGGTCTTGTAGCCCATCCGGACCAGACTGAGATTGATCACGTCCTCCGGCGAATTGACGGAACTGGCCATCAGACATCACCGCGGGTTTCGCCGATCTGCTCCATGGCGGAGCCGGACTGGAGCAGCGTCTGCGCTGTGTCGGAACGCCCGCCGATCGCCATCGCAAGCTTGGATGCCAGCAGGCGCACGACGGCTTCGGTGAAGAGCGGGTCCCAGGTGTTCTCGGCCGGGCCGTTGTTGTAGACGGCCAAGGCTGTCGCGAGGTTCGCGAAGATCACCTTGACCTGGGCGCCGCCGACCACGTCGTTGCCGACCGACCAATTCACCGGCAGCGGGTCGTTCGGATCGGTCACAGACGGAGGCGCCACTTGAAGCAATTCGAGGCAGTTCGCGGGGTAGGTGTATTCATGCGCCCACGGGAAAGGTGCCGCGTTCCCCGTCGCGACGAGTGGCTGCGTGTTGCGCGCCAGATCCCATCCGAACTGCCGCATGACGGTGGCGACCGTCGGCGCATAGAGCTGCTGCAGCGCCACACCAGCCGGCGACTGGTCGAAGTTCGGCGCACCGGCCGAGACCAACGGAGAATTGTCGCCGATGAGCTGGATGGCGTTGTTGGCGACGATCTGGCTGGTGAGGGCTGGGATCATTTTACTTTCAGAGACCGCGCCGCCAGTTGCGCTTGAAGCGTTTCAATCTGCTTCTGCGCGGCCTGGAGCTGCGTTTCGATGTCGTAGGCGCGCGAGGTTACGCCGTTGTCATCCGACAGGCACATTTGCAGCTGATGATTGGCCGCGAATAGCTGAGCCTGCGAGGAGGGTTGCGCCGAGGACTGTTGGGCAAGCGCGGACACCGGGGCCAGGACGACCGCAGCGGCAACTATCACGTTCTTCATGATTGTTTCCATTTTGTAACATTAACATGCGGTCGCGCTGGAAATCAGAGTATGCGCTGAGTTGAAGCACGCATATGTCGCCGGAGTGCCCGCTGGAAGCGTGGTAATTGTGACGCTTCCATTAAATGTGGTTGCTTGTATAGAACTGATTGTCATGGCAACCGCACCGCCGGTTGTTATGGAAAAAGTGCCAACCGAACTTAGTCCCAAAGCTCCTCCAGAGAAGCCGGTGACGGTCGCCCCGAGTGTGTTGCTTGCGGTGTACCAGAGAATGGAATAGCTCGGTGGCATGGCAATCGCGGGGACGCTGCTAGAGGGGCCTGATGCCGCGATTGAGCCCGGAAAGAACAAGATACCCGTCTGCCAAGGCTCAGGGTTGGCCGCGAAATACTCGCCGACCGTGCAACCGTATTGACCCGTTGAGGACAACCCCGCTCCGCACCCAAATTCCAGCCCGATGCTACCAGCGCCGTTTGTCGTGAACGGGTCCCAGCTGGTCAGGCTCGTCGAGTTCCGAACCTCGTCCTCAATGCCATAGGTGTTCGTCGTCGATGTGCCGACGCGGTGCGCCTCAATGTAAAGCGCCCAAGCGCCGGGGTTTTGACCCGAAACGGAATTGTTGACGGCCGTGAGGTCGAGCGCCTCGACCGTTGATCCGGTCGGGCTATTCAACGTCTCGGCGGCGACCACGAGCGCGGGGCTGGGATAGGCGCCTTCGGCATCGGCGCTCGTTGGGTTCTGCAGCACAACCATCTGACTGAAGCCGGCATTGGAGAAAACGCCGACGCCGCCGTTGTAAGACTGGTTTGATAGGAGGTCGAACCAAGTCAGCTTGCTGAGCGCACCCGATCCACATGTTGGGCAACCGGATGGATAGAAGATGCCATCCATAGCTGCCGCTGGCCCGACAAATAAGCGATCCGCCAGTTTCTGGATGGTTGCATATGGACCCCCTGGGGTGCCCCAAAAGGTGTTGCCTGGGGGAATAGCAATCGTGCCGCCCGTGATCGCGACATTGTTGGCATTCTGGCTCGAAATCGTGCCGCAGCCGATGCAGTTCACATAGCCAGGGAAGGTAAAGTTCTGGCCGTTCACCTCAATCGTGAAGGGCAGCGGGGAGGCGGTGCCGAAGGCATTGTACGCAATCAGGCCGCCGCCTTGCGCGTTGGGCGAGAAACAGAGCGAGTGGTAGCCGGTCGCATTGGTGGTCGGCGCGTCATAGTCGCAGAAGTTCGTGCCGAGATTGCCCGTGCCGGCATTCGCGTAGGGTGGTGTGCCGTTCCCGCGCGCGGTCAGCCCCAATTCGCTCAGGCCGGTGCCAGCCAGACCACCTGCCGCCGGCCCGCTGTCGATCACGATCGGCTGCTGCGAATAGCCGTTGATGTACATCGGGATGTGGCCGGGCGTGACCGGGCCGCCCTGAAGCAGGGCCGACTGGGCATGGACCGCCGCGGGTGCGGCAATGACCGCGAGCGCGATGACCACGAGGCGAGTTGCGCGGAGGACGGCCTTCATGACGTAATCCTTGGGTGGCGGGTCAGTCGTTCTCGGACTCGGTCATTTCGTCCTCGACCGCCATCCGGGTTATCTGCAGCTCCACTCGTGACTGAGAGCCGCCCTCCGTCTCGTTTTTGGAAACGCTGGTCACGACGGCAAAGCACCGAAGGTCGATCATGTCTCCGACGTTGCAATCAGCGTCGAGATTGAGCTTCGTCAGCTCGGAATCGCAGAGACATATGCGGAGGCCGTACGGGTATCTTGGCCGATCTGCCATCGGAATTGGCATGATGGCGTCAAGCTGGTCCTCGTCGTCCATCTCCATGTCGATCAGCTTTGACCATGCCATCGCGTCACATCCCCGCTGCCGGCGCCTCGGGCGCGGGTGCCGCTGGCGCTGCCGGTGCGGGCGGCGTGTTGCCAGCGTCGGGCGCACCACCGGGCTGCATCTGCGCCATCTCGGCCTGCTGCTTGTCGTGCAGGGCTTGGTGCTGCTCCTCGTGCCGTTTGTGCATCTGGTCGCGCTCGGCGCGCTGGTTGCCGTGCATGTCGCGCCGCTCGGTGCGGTGCGCGGTGTGAAGTGCTTCACGTTCCTCGGCGTGACGCGACATCATCTCGCGGCCGGTGTCCGCCTTCTTCTCGGCCGGCTTGGACTTCTCTTCGGTCCTCATCGCGGGTTTGGGCTTTTCCTCGCCTTCGGCGCCCTTATATCTCATCTCGCGTGCCATGCTATTTGCCCATCGATTTGTATTTGATCGCGCGCTTGCGGGGCATCGCCATAAGCGTCAACGCCAAACGCGCCTGCGCTCCGGTCTTGCCGGGCGCGTCCTTCTTCTCTTCGGCAAACGCGCGCGTGCTCTCGCCGGCAGCCTTGGCCTTGGCCCGAAACGCACCTTTGTGAGAGTCCGGGATCGCCGCCTGGATCCACTTCTTCTTCGCCACCGCCTGGCTCCTGCTCGCTACGTCCGTGAGGGTCGGGCGCGGCACTGACGCGCGGCGCTACGCTTTGAACCAGGTGGCGAGCGGCGCCACGTAGGTGAAGCAAACCGCCGTGCCGACCGCGAGCGCGGTGGGTGCGCCGACCACCGTTTGGCCGGTGTTGGCCGTGAAGGTCATGGCGGTCACGATCTGGCTCGACACCACGCATTCGCGCTGTGCATCGGATGGGTTGGGCGCAAAGGTGACGGCACCCGTCGCGAGCGTGCCGGCCGGATTGAGAATGAACCAATCCTGGTTGTTCGCGAAGGTGAGCGCGAAGGCCGTCACGGGCACGTTGTAGACGTAGGACGGCGCGCCCGCGATCTGGCCCGGCGTCACGAAATACTGCTGCGCGCTCGGGCGACCGCTCGGCACATCGGGGATCGCGTCGGTCTGCGTTGTGTTCCCGAGATACGGCACCGGAATCGGCTGATTCGACGGGACATACGGCGTCTGCGCATGCGCATCTGTGAAACCAAAGACGAGTGCGATCAGCGCCAGAAATGCTAGGGTTTTCATGTGTGTTCCTACTCCGCCGTGGTGCCGGCGCCGCCGACATCTTGAAACGTCGCCGTCGTCGCCGAGGTGATGGTGATGAGAAAATCGCGGAAGGTTTCGGTCAGCAGTGCGTAGCTGCCCGTGCCGATCGTCCACCCGGTGTTTGTCGTGACGGTGAGTGGCTCAACTGAGGGATTGATCACACGGAGAACCCAGGTCGACCCGACGCCCTGCTGCGTCGATAGCGCAGCGACTACAGACGCCACAGTCGGCAGCTGAATGTTGGCCGCGCCCGAGAAGGTGCCTGTCATGGCTAGGAACACGGTGTCCGTGCCGCCTGTGATTTGAGCGGCCGTGAGCGCGCCGGAGGCGGCCAAAGTGCTCGTGTTGTAGACCCGCGCCGAGGTCGTTCCGAGCGCCAGGAGGGAATTGCCGTTCATCCAAGCGTTGCTGGAACCGCCATCGTCCACGAAGATGCGCTCACTGCCTGTTGGCGACGTGATCTGAACCGCGCCGGGTTGGTAGAGGGCTGCGGTCATGTCGTGATCCTCATGCCAGAAGCGGAATGGACAGCGATTCAGCCGCCGCGCCGGTCTCGGAGATGCGATAGCGGATGGTGCCAGAGGTGTAGGCGGTGCAGTTGAGCCGGTAGAGGACGTTCCGTTCGGGCTCGCCGAAGGAGAAATTCACCGGCGTTCCGGCGGTGTACTGGGCGAGCGTGCCGGAGCCGCCGGTGTTTGCGACCGACCAGCTCTGGCCGCCGGTAAAGGAGCGCTCCAGCTGCACGGTGCCGACCCAGACGATGGCGGCGCCTCGGAATGTGGCAGCGGCGTCCGTGCCAGAGGCGGTGATGGCGTTGCCGGTGCGGGTGAACACGTAGGGAACGCCGACGTTGGCGGGATTGAGGTTGGCGGTCGTGGTTGCCGAGAGCACCACGATGCCCGGCTGGAACGCCGTGACGCCCGATCCTTGCGTGCCCACGGGCGAAATGGCCGCCTGCTGCACCGAGAGCACCGTCGTGCCGGCGGCAATGCCTGGGCCGGTCACGGTGGCGCCGACCAGACCCGTCGTGCTGGAGAGGCCGGAAATGGTGTTGCCGCCGTTCTGAGTGAGGCCCGTGAGCGTGACGGGCGGGACGGCGAGCGTCACGGCCGTGCCGGTTATCGCGGCGATGGTGGTGCCGTAGGGCACGAGCGTGCTGGCAATGGCGTCGCCCGCGGCCAAACCCGTGCCGGTGGCGACGGCGGCCGTCAGCGAGCCGGCCGTGGTCGTCAGTGCGTCCGTTAGCTCGGCGACGATCTCGACGTTCATCGGCCCGCGGAACGCGAAGGGCTGGCTCGGCCCCACGGCGAGGAAGATTCCCGACAGCACGGCATTGGCTTGATCGCTTGCCAATGGCAGGCCCGACGCGCCGACGCCGAGGGGTGCCGGAATGCCCAACGGTCAGACCCTCGCTTCCGGCCTGTCGCTGGCGCCCAACGTGGCGGGCTCGGCGAGCGTGCCCAGCACGCGACGGTTGCGGTTGCGCGGGTCGTCATTGGTGATGACATCAAGGTCGGAGGAATACGACGGCTCATCGGCGTCGATGGCGTCGTCTTCCATCGTGACTTGGCGGCGGCCCAGAGCAATGCCGTGGACGATCAGCCCGCCGGCCGTGATCGACATCAGCGGGCTTGATGCGTCCGTGACCTTCTCGACATTGCCGATCGAGGCGCGGAATTCGGCGAATACCTGCTTGGCGATGGCGTTCAACGGTTTCATTGAGAGGTTCGGCGCGCGGCTCCAGGTGATTTCCTGCGGGATCGCCTCCTTGTCGCGGCCGACGCGGAACGGGTTCACGACCCGGTCGCCGAGGTAGCTTTCCTTGAGCAGGCGATATCGCGGCTTCCAGCGGCGCTCCTCGGCCGTGTCGCCGCGCGCGGCGGCGGCCTGGGCATTGGCATGCGCCTCGACCAGCAGACCGACCATGCGGTGATGCGCCTCGGCGCGCTGACGCATGACGATCGGGTCGACCACGATCTTGTTGGGCTGGCCCTGGTTGTTGACCTCGGCGAGCGTGAGCGCGAGTTGGCTGAGCAGCGCCTGCGCGCCGCCAGTGCTGTCCGGTATGGCGCCGTGCGCGCGCATGCCTTCGAGCGCCTTGGCGACAGCGGCGGCGGCGGCTGCCTCCACGGCCGCCGCGAACTGCGGCGTCTGCGTGAAGTCGGTTTCGGTCACGTATGCGCTCCTTGGGGGACGGCTCATGGGCTACACACTAAAGTTACGCTGAGCAAACTTGTTGCTCTGGTCGTCGCGCGCCATCGTCACGACGGCGTAGGCGATCGTGCCGGCGGTGAACTGTGTGCCGGTCGCGGTGGTGAACAGCAGGCGCAGAAACCGGGGCTGCTCATTGTCCGGGAAGGCCGCCGGCCAATCGAGGCGGATGTCTTGCTGTGCGGTGAGCTGCGCGGCCGTCAAGGTCGGCGACTGCGCGAAGGTCTGCCAAGTGCCGGGCTGGTAGCCGCCCGCCGCACCGCTATCGGGCGCTCCCTGGAACTGCACGGTGAGCGTGGCGGCATCCGCGGTGGTGAAGGCGGTGCCGACGGTCACGAGCACCAGCGGACGCTCGGTGCCGATGCCGGTGTCGGAACCGAAGGTCGCGTTCTGCGTGCCGATGATGTTCGGCGGGGACTGTCCCACGCCGACGCCGAGCAGGTCGACCACGTTGGACGGGAACGACGCGCCGGTCGCGCCGACGATGGAGAGGTTGGAGCCCTGCGGCAAAAACGCCAATAATGCATCCGTTAGCATAACGATAATCCCTTCTGGTTGCGTCTGCAAACGGCAGCTAAACTACTTGCGATTCCGTAATTAAAAGTTGGTCGCAGGTCTTAATCGGTACGCCTCTGTAATTATCCGTCACCTTGCCGGCGTAGTCCTCCAACCGCAGCAGCACGTTGCGGTTGCGCATCGCCTGGATGTTCATCCAGTGCCTGATCGTGCGGTTGGCGTAGAGCACGCCGCGAACCTTGGTCGAGTAGCTTGCATCGGTTTTGGTGATGCCGCTCGTCATCGCCGAGAACTCGGGGAACAGCAGATACATGTCGTCGATGCCGGCGAAGATGTCGTAGGCATTCGGGCCGGCGAGCCCGGCGGCGGTCACGTCGAGGTTGGCGAGGCGCGACGCATAGCGCCAGTCCTTCGGCATCAGCCCGATCTCCTGGTGGAACAGCGTCGTATAGGCCGGGAAGGGATTGCCGAAGCTGTCGTAGCCCGGCACCACATCGCCGCGGTCCTCGACCTCAAGCCCCGCCTGCGATCCGCGCGGATAGAGCAAGCTGATGCTGTCCTCGCCCCAGCCGATCAGCCAGAGCGAGGCGTTGCTGGAGCCGGTGCCGCCCCCGTTGAGCACGTTCGCCGCATTGTCCGCGGTCGCCGTGTTTACCGTGTTGTAGAAGGGCGAGAGCCCCATGAAGGTGCTCGGGTTAACCTTGGTATTGCCGTAGAAGATCGTCTGCACGATCGTCTGGCTCATGCCTTCCAGGAACGCGACATCCTCGGAGGCGCGGAACTTCTCCACGTTCCCGGAGTGGCGCGCGAGGCTGCGATCGACTTGGCTCCAATCCTCCAGCATGCCCAAGCCCACGCGCGCCTTGCCGACGGTCGATTTGCCGTAGGGCGTGCCTTGGTTATAGGTGCGCCAAGTGCCCGCCGGAATGCTCGTGCGGAAAGTGAACATGTGCCCGGCCATCTCGTTGGCCTCGATGTAGGGCGCATCGTCCATGATCTCGTTGCACTGTGACAACATCTCTGCCATGACCGGGATGTTGCCATCCGGGTCGGAGCGAAGAGCGACATCAAGCAGAGTTGGCCAGGACCCGGTGGCGATGACACGCACTCCTAAAAGCTAATGCCCAGCACGGGCGTCCGTTTGTTTGTAAATCGACGCCATGCCGCTCTTCTTCGGTGCGCCGCCGTTCGGAGGGGGGCCGGCATTGGGTGGAGGCAGGCGCGGCTCATCAAGCACGGCCGCGATCCGGTGCAGCATCTTGTGGAACTGCGGGTGGTCGCCCGCGCCGGTGATGGCCAGGAACTGGTTGAAAGCCTGCTCGTCGGACTTGTATTGCTCGGTGCCCGGTCGCGCGGAGGAGATGAAACGATCGCGCATGCGGGCGATCGCACCCATCGCCGTCTGGTGGCCGGCGCCGCCGAGTTCTGGATCCGCCATGATCTCGCGGTTCCACTGCGCCCGCGTCTCGCCGAAGACGCGGTGCTGCTCGCGCGACAGATGCTCCGCATACTGCTGCATTGCGGCGGTGTGCTTATCCAGCAGCGCTTGGCCGACCTCGGGCGCAATGCGGTGCTCGGCGAGGATGGCGCTATACTGGCTGAGCGCCTCGCGGTCCGGCTGCACGCCCTCGGGGAGCTTCCATTCAGGGTAGACGATCGGTTCCAGCGCCGCCGGTGCCGGTTCGGGGGGTTTGGCCTCGGCGGTCTTCGGCTCGACAGGTGCCGCTTCGGCGGGTTTCGGCTCGACCGCAGGCGCAGCCGGATCGGCGGGTTTCGGCTCCGCACCGACTTCGCCCGGCGCCTTGATCGTCTGCAGCAGCGACGGCGTTTCGGTGTGCGGAACGAAGGCGGTCGCCTCGGGCGCAGGCGAGGTCTCGACGGGAGCCGCAGGCGCGGGCGTCTCAGCCGGCGCGGGCGTCTCGACGGGTGCGGGTGCGGTCGGATCAGACATCAGCTCGGCCTCTTGCGGCGACGCTTGCCCGGGCGCGCGTAGCGAGGATCGCACTCGTCATGCATGCGCCAGACGGCTTCGCGGTCGATGAACTGGAGCTTGAGGTAAAACCGCAGGCCGAAGGATTGCTCGCCCGCCTTGAACCACGTCGCCTCGGGTTGCGGCGCGCCGTTGGGACCGCAGGCAAAGCGCTCTTCGAAGGTGCAGGCGCTTGCCAGCACGCCCCAGATTTCACGCCGGCCGACAACGGTCGAAAGCACGCCGCGCCAGAACGAATCGCCAACCGCTTCCTGTTCCTCGCGTTTCTCGGCAGCCACTCGCATTGCGCGCGGATCGGCGGCGTTGCCGATACCCTCGGCTGGCTGGAGGTCAGCGGTGTCGGGCTCGTCGTCATCAATCACGCGGTCTTGGACTGCCCGAGCACCTGCACCGGTCTGCTTTCGGTGCGGATTACCTTGCCAGGCTCGGGCAGGATCATGCCGACGCGGCCCGTCGCGTTGTGCTGCAGGCCCTCAATGACGCGGGCGATGCCGCGGAGATTGTCGGCGAGCATCAGATAGAGGTCGCGCGAGTAGAAGACCTTGCCCATCTGGCCCTCGACGCGGTAACCGCGCAGCCATGAGCCGGTGCGCTGAAGCGCCTCCGCGATGACGAGGCCAACCTGCAACCAGCGGGTGTCTTCGCGCCAAGCACTGGCTTGGCGGCAACAGCCCTCGACGAGCAGCATTTCCTCGCGAAATTGGCTATAGGTCGGACCCTGAGCGGGCAGTTTCGCCAGATCAACGGCGTGCTGAGCCGCGAGATTCAGGTTCTCGTACATGCACCCAAAGATTTCGGACTCGGTCAATGCGCCCATAGCACATGCCGTAAAATCAATTGTGAGTTCGAACAATCAGTACTTACTGCATTCGTGTGATATCGTGTAGCTAGGTGATTACATTCATTAATGGTGATTCATAGTGATGCCGGAGAACGAATGGCTTTGTAGCAAACAGGCAGCGGAGTATCTTGCGAGCCTCGGGTGCTTCGTCAGTCACCGAACGCTGGCCAATCTGCGGAGCAACAACAACCGCGGTGCCGGCCCGTCGTTCACGCGCACGCGATGGCGCACAGTGCGGTATCGAAAGGTCGACCTGGACGCCTGGGCTAACCGCGAGACGGTGAGGGTGGAGTGATGGCGCCGTGATCCTTCAGCTCAACCCGACGATCCCGCTCGTGACCCCGCGCGGCAAGGGCTACGCGCTGTTCATGATCAATCCCAGCGACGAACACCACGTCCAATGGATCGTCGCCCAAGACGACGGCGAAATCTGGACGTGGCAGAACCCGGAGGTCCGGATGCAGACCAACCCCACAATGGGGCGGGTGGCAAATCAGCCGCCCAAAGAGCCACCCATCGCGTTGGCGGCCGCACTCAACGCGGTGCCTGCGCCCGTGCTCGTTTGAGACAAAGTGTGGGCAGCTTGCACGGCCGCCATGAGATTCGGACCTTGCTGCGCCGCCTGCTGGGCTTGAGCGTGTAGCTTGTCGTTCGCGGCAACTTCTTCCTCGGTGTAGATTGCCGATATTGGAAAATTAGAGATCTCGCTGTACTCGCGCATCGCCGCGTCGAGATTAATCACCCGGATCGGCGAGGGCAGCCCGGCGGCCTGAGCGGCAGATTCCAACGAACCCGCCGTCGCCAAAACATCCTTGATGGAAACTCCCTGAGCCGCCTGCTGCGCCATCCGCATCAGCGAGATGAACGACACCTTGAGCGGCACGCCTTGGAGCGACGGCGGCAGCGGGTCGATCATCTTCCTCCGGATCATGATGTCGAGCACGCGCTGGAGCAGCACGGACAAGGTGCCCTCGGTCGAGGTGATGACCGGGCCGAGCGATTGCAGGCGTTCCAAGTTGCGCTGCGTCAGCTCCAATTCGTTGCGCGGTTGCACGCCGGCCATCTGGGTGATCGCCATGAACACGTCGACAAACAGGCACTTCTCGATGCGCTGATTGACCAGCTCGATGTCGGCGGTGAGCGCCGGCAGCCAGGCCGGGTTGGGCTCGAACAGCGGCCAGAAGCCTTTTCCGGTCTGATCGGCGGTCACGTAGGTGATGTGCGCCGGCTGGATGCTGGCCGGCTCGTTCTTCATCTGCACATTGGCACCCATCGGCGGGCGGACGCCCTTCTCGATGAATTCCGCCTTGCGCAGCGTCTCCTTCTGGACCTGCTTGTTGTCGCCGAGCGCGTCCATGCAGGGGCTGCGGCCATAGGCGTCGTTCTGCACCTGCGACCACATGAACACGCCCACGGGAAAGCTCATGAAGCCGCGCGCCGAGAGCGGACGCAAGCCCTTGTTGCCCTTGATCCAGTACAGTTCGCGGTATGGGAACGAGGACGGCACCATCTGCACGGTGCCTTTCCTCGATTTCCGGTCGGCGAGCGCGTAGTTAGGCTCGATCATGTGGCAGACCACGAATTCCTGGTCGAGCGAGCCGCCCTCGGAGAACCACAGCGTCTGCACGTCGTCGGGGCAGTTCTCCAGTCCGAACATCTCGACGATCTGTAGGCAGGTCAGCGTGAATTCGCGGGCGAATGTGTCGTGGGTCAGGCGCGGGCCGATGCCGAGGTAGTATTCGCCAGCGCACGGCAAGTAAAACCGCACGACATCGTCAAAGTCCTCGTAGCAGATGACCGGGGACGTGCCGATGATAACTTCGTCGGCGAAGGCTTGGTGCATGATGTCGTAGAAATTGGACTGCGCGAGGACCGCATAGATGCGCTGCTGCGTGCTCTCGAACCACGCTTTCGCGGCGGCGTCCTGCTTGACCCAGCTAACGGTCGAGCCGAGCTTGAACCAGGGCGCGTTGGGATTGGTGAGGCCGGACCACATGCCGCCTGCGCAGGTCCGCACCGCCTGCAGCCCAGTAGAGTCCACGATCTGGTCGTTGATCGGAGATCCGCGCCAGGTTCGGTTTGAAACCGCTAAATATATCCACCTTCTAGGACTGAAGTATTCAGCCAGCTTTCCCCAATAGCACCACCAAGAGTAACGCCATGTTCTGAGAGTGTTCAGGCGAGTTTGCAGGTGATTATACGTTATTTGCCAGCCCTTGACTGGATCAGGTCTGTCATCGGGCAGATGCGCCGGCTGCCGCGACAGCAGCGTGCTCGTCATTAACTCGTAATTTACGGGCTTGGAGAAATCCTGACTTCCGTCTGGCATCACGCAACCCTCGCGAATTTGCCGAAATGCTTCTCGGCGGCCGCATCATAAAGCGCCTTGGCGCCCTCTATCGTGTCCGACCTGCCGAGGTTGATGCGCTTACCCCGAACTTGGATGTCGGCGCGATAGCGTCCGGTCGAGCGGCACAAGCTCACGCCCTTGATGCCAGTTTTGCTGCCGGTCGTAATTGAACGGTTGGCTTGATTGTCGGATCGCGTCGCGTTTCGGATGTTCCGCCAGCGATTGTTGAGACCGTCCAAGTCTTCGTGGTCAACGACATGCAAAGGCCACTCGCCAGTCACAAAGAGCCATGCCAAGCGATGCGCGTAATACTTCTTGCCGTCGATCATCGCGCGCATATAGCCATGGTCCTGCCAAAACGCAGTTGCCTCGGGATTGACCGCGGCGAACAGGCCAGTTTCGGGATCGTAGCTGTAAAGCTCCCGTAACCGTTCGGCAGTGAGCACGGTCACGATCCGAGCGTCTTGGCAGCCGTGCTCGGGGGTGGCGCCCCCAAAGGACCCGTGCGTACGGTGCTGTTGAAGCCCATGTTCCCAGCCGCAGCCGCAGCCGCGGTCTGCGCGCTCGCCGTCGTCGGACTTACCTGCGCCAAAGCGGGCGGCGGGGCAGGCGGTGGTGGCGCGGCCGGTGCTGAACTTCTTCCAAACGACATCGGTCAAACTCCTCATGTGATCCAAACAATACCGAAAAAGGCTGATGGTCTCAATCGAACGCTTTCCAGTCCGCCGTCGCGAGGTGCAGTTGTCGCGCCCGATGCGCCGGTGCCGGCGGGCTGACCGGCGCCGCGAAGGTCATGACGATGGCGTCCGCCTCGTCCGGGCTGTAACCGAGCTTTTGCTTGATCAGCTCCTTGGGCTGGAGGATCAGCCGATCGCCCTTGAAGTAGTACTCCGTCTGCGTCAGCGCACCCATGATTTCGGGGCTCTCGGGGAGCGCGCCGCCGCGCTTGATCCACTCAATGAACTCGAAATACATCTCTGTCCGCTTGTTGTAGTAGCGATCGACCTGCACCGCCTGGCCGCTGAACAGCACCGAGATCGGCGCGCGGCCGAGCAGGGTGAGTTGGTCGAACCAACTGGAGCCGAAGCCGCCGGTCATGTCGATGAAGCACGCTTGGGCGTTCCAGTCGGTCCATTCGCGGGCAACCAAGCCCGCGCCCTGAATGCCGTCGATATTGCGGAACTTCCGCGTCGGGAACACCTGCAGGCCCTGGCGCTTGGCGATGACGCTCGCATCGTCGCCCTCGCGCGCCACGTCCACGCCGAGCACACGCGGCGCGGCCGCGACATCCGCCTCGCGATAGTAGCGCCTGAACGAGGCCGTGACCTCGTCCGGGCCGATCAGGACGTTCAGCGACGACGGTGGGAATTTGCCGAAGATGTTGATGAGTACCCAGGGATTGTCGCGCCCGTACTTCTCGATCTGCTCGCGCGCCCATTGCACAGACACGCGCGGGGTGCGTTTGGGGTCATCGGGGTCCGAGGTAATCTCGGTCACATGCCACAGACGCCGCTCGGTCGTCGCCGCGCGATAGAGCGGCCCGGACAGATGCGTCGGGTTGCCGGCGATGACCAGATGGCCCTCAATGCAGGACGACAGCGCCGCCTCGGCCGCCGCCATGACGGCATCGGGAATGCCGCCCGCCTCGTCGATCAGGAACAGGATGTAGTCGGCGTGCAAACCAGCGAGCGTGTTCGCCTGTTGGTTCGCGTCCGCCGTCTTCGACCAGGACCGCGCCGACATCCACCACGTCTCGGGATGCTCGCGGGAGAAGATGCGCGTCTTCTGCCATTCGAAGGCGGCCAGCAGGAACGGGCTCTTCGCCTGCCACTTGGCCATCTCCGACCAGAGCGTGTCGGCGAGCGTATCCGCGGTGATCGAGGTCGCGGCGATCTTGGGGTAAGGCCGGGTCGCGAGGAAGTTCCACGCGAGCCATGCGAGCAGGGCCGTCTTGCCAGGGCCTTTGCACGCCTGCATCGCGAGGCGCTGATTGGTCGGAAAGGCGCGCAGCACGTCGTCCTGCCAGGGATCGGGCGTGACGCCGAGCACCTCGCGGACGAAGAGGTCGGGCCGCTCACGCCACCGGCGGACGCCGTCAGGGGCTTTGGTCATAGGCTGGCTCCGATTGCAAAAAAATTCGCTGACAATGACAATTCCCGCTTGACCAATGCGGCCATCGGCCGTATATAGGATGCGCCGCAGCGGCAATGACGCCGGGCGGTTTGAGGAGACGGACAATGGCACCTATTCGCGGCTACAAAATCGAGGCTATTACGACCGAGAAATTGCGCGGGCCTTATTTTGTTGGGCGCGCTTGGCAAGATAATCAGGACGATCACTACGAAGGCGGTGTCGAAATCGAATTTTTCGATCACGCTGACTACGATGTGGTGCTCGCCCGTATGATTGAGGTTTGCGCCTATCCTGGTGATTATGATGCAAACGGGAATCGGGTCTAAACCATGACCCAGATCACCGCCCAGATTGTAGAGCGCAACCCGCGTGATGCCGAGGTCGCCATTTCGAACGGCCTTACGTTTGCGGCCGTGGGTTTTCCGGCGCTCACAGGCTCTGCAAAGCAGATCGCTTGGGCCGATCGGATCAGGGCCGATGCTATCGACGCATGTGAGCAGCGGATGCGCGCGCTGCTTGATGGCAAATTCCGCAACGGCCATGGCTCTTGCCAAGAATTCGACGATTTTAATGGTTTGCTTGGCCGCCGTGCGACGCGCTTGGCTCAGGCCATCGACGCGCTGACGGACGCAAAATGGTGGATCGACAATCGCGACGTGCTCTCCTGCGCGCTCCCTGAGATGGTGGAGCGTCACATCCTCAAATCGGCCAAGCCGCCCGTTGATGAGCCCGGCGCTCGTCGGCCGCAGTCCTATGTCGTCCCGGTTGATGAGCGTGAGGCGATGGTCGAGGACATCCTGCAACGCAGGGTCTGGGGCGTCGGTATCGACGATCAAGTGCCTGAGCGTCGCGACCCCGCTTTGGACCGCCGTCCCGTCGATGCAGTCCGTGAGGCTGTCAAGCAGGGACTCTGCATCGGTCAGGTCGTCAAGGCCGGACACCACGATTACATTTACAATGGCGATGGCACGATCACGTTGGTTGAGCGACACTTCGGGATTGGTCCTGATGGACGGCACCGTAAGCTGCGCAGATCGACCCTCGCCGAGACGCCGGCCTTGATCCGCGAGATGATCACATTGGCGGCGCTGTCTGCCGCATGGCCAATGGTTAAGGACCGCTCGACGGGTAGCGTCATCCCGGCCAACTGGTAGTGCACAGGAGGCGGTTGACATGACCTCCGACCACTTCCGTGCCCGACTCACAGCCCTCAACCTATCCCAGCAGGCGTTCGGGCGGCTAGCGCGCGTGGACCCACGCACCGTGCAGCGGTGGGCGCTCGGCGAGCGCGGGATACCTGGCACCGTCGAGACGATCCTCGACCTGCTGGATGCGGCTGCGGAAAAAACTGAGGTAGCCGCGGAATAGCGGTTGACAGATGCGGCCATTGGCCGTATGTTCCAGTCATCGAGACGGGATGGCCGCTCGAAACAAGGAGGTTTCCCAAATGACCTACACAAAGCGCACATATCACCACAGCATAGAGGATGCGGTCATGCTGATCGCTATCATGATGTCGTGGGAGCAGACTGAGGACGTTATCGAGGCGATATATTTCGAGCGCCAAATGCTCGAAGAACTGCGGAGCTAGAAGACAATGGCGGCCCGACATGACGCCAGAAGAAATGCGATCAGCCATGGCCGAGCTCGGATGGTCATGGTCAGATCTCGCTGACAAGCTCGGCGCGGACCGTAGTGTGCTCCAGCGCTGGCGCTATGTGCCGCCGGCCGTGGCGAGCTGGCTGGAGGAGTGCAGACAGGTGCATAAGATAATGCCACCCGCACCTAAGCGCTGGCGGAGCTCGGCCTAAAGTCCGGAATCGGGTTTGGTATCGCTAGGATTTAAGCTGCGCGATACCAAACTGGATAATTGCAATCGGCGAACAAAGTATCTCAAGATGGCACATGGATTTGGCTCAGCCGTCACCAAAAGGTTTGACGAAGCTCGCCTCGATCAGCGCAGCAATACTCAAATTACCGCTGTGCTCGACCTTGTCCCTGAACATGCCGAGGTGCTTGCCGAGCTGCGTCCATGCCGCCACCCGCGCGCTGTGCGAGGAGCCGTCGCCTGTGTTCGTGGCCTCGAAGCGTAACCCCGCGATCACCTCGTCCTGAGTCAGTTCCGTTCTTTCTGATATGGCATTTCTGGCCATTCCGAGAACTTCTGAAATGCTATCTTTTGCTAACAGCCTTGCTGCCTGCTCATTGGCAGTGCGCGAGCTATAGCCAGCCCTGATAGCGGCCTTAGTTCCGTTCAGGTCGATGAGATACTCGGCGACAAAGCGCTCCTGCTTGGGCGTCAGTTTGCTCATGGTGGCGCTTGCACAAAAATACCGACCCGCTCAAATACGCCATTGACTCCCCGGCCAGTGGCCGGTATACACAGGTGATCAAGACGGGATGGCCCGCTCAAACGAGGAGACGGACGATGACGAAGTTCAACGAGACCGATGTCGGCCAGGCTTTCATTGCTTCCGGCGCCAGCCGCGAGACCTCGCCCGAGATCATGGAGGCGATCGCGTTCTTCGCCCGCGACGAGGCTGAAGCCGAGGATTTCTGGAACGGGGATTTCCGGGACCGTGTCACGCCGCTCGACATCTGGGAAAACGTCACGAACAACGGGCTTCACGACGCCGAGGATTTCTGTTGGGGCGCGGCTGGCTCGCGTTGGTTTTCCGAACTCACCGCCTGACCCCACACGCAACCCAGGAGAAAGACAATGAACACACCCGCAATGAGCCGCGCCGCCATCAAGGCGATGACCGATTACGTCGATGACATCATCCAATGCTGGTACGACAACATGAACGAAGGCGATAGGTGGCCTCTGGGCGAGGCTTGGAAGGCAACCGTGATTTGGGCCGAGCAGGCGCACATCGCCGCGGCGATTATCTACGAAAGCGATTTGCTGTCTGATGCGCTTTACCGTGTCATCGGAGCGCGCGGAGAGGGGCGAGGAGAATGGGCCGACGAACGTCTTTGCCTCGTCGCTGATGAGCTGGGGCTTGCCTGACATGACGCCGGCCGACCTCCGCGCCGCGCAAAAAAAGCTCGGCCTCACCCAACAGGAATTTGCGAACACGCTCAAAATTAGCACGCGCCAGTTGGAGCGGTTACTAGCCGGCACACGTACCATCACTGGCCACACTGAGGTGACTGTCGAGCTTTTGCTGGAGCGCGCGGACCACGCTGGAGGGCATTGAGCAGGGGCGTCGACCTGGAAACGCCCTGCTCGCGCGCGCGAAGCGTATGGCGGAGGGGCGACAGAGCGGTCCTGAATGGGCTCGCGGCAGCTCCGGCAGAACAGCGGGGCGCTGACGGTGATGCTGGATACGTCGAGTGTGAACTCGTCGGTGCTTAGCGCTGCGTCTGCGGCGCGCTGGTCCATGTCAGCAGTGCTGCTGGCGGCGAACCGTCCGCGGGCGTCTCGGGCGGGGGTCATGATTGCTCCTCTGCGTGCGCCATAACGTGCGCCATAAACGCTCCATAAAATCGGCTACGAGGGGCGGTGTTGCGCGGCCCCTCGGACTGCTGCGCCATATTCAGTCGCCATAAACACCCCCCGATAGGGGGGTTTATGGCGCAACGGCGCACCGAGGCCGCAACCGCCTCTCCGCCGGTCGAAGCTGCGCAACAAATGCGCCATATCTGCGCCATAACGTGCGCCATAAGTTTTGCGCGCAGGGGACTGTCTGCGGAAGCTGACGGAGCGTTCACAAAGAGATCAGCGCGCATCGCGTGAAGGCCTCTTGCTGTCGTCCACGATCACACCTTCGACGAGTTTCCGGGTGTTCGGGTCCTTGAAGGTGTCGAGCTTGAGAAGGCCGGTCTCAAGCCACTTGGCGACCATCTGCTTGGCTTGGCCCTCCTCAATCTCCAGCATGTCAACCAGGACGTTGCCGACCCACCTGGCTCCGCCGCCGCGGCGATTGGTGCTGTAGAACTGATCTGGCTTCGGGCCGGCTGCGATCTTGTCGAGCACGAGGTTGAGGTCTTCGCCCGTGTGGCTGGCCCACAGGCTGGGAGGCGTCCATGAGACGATCGCAGCGACATGATCGCCGCCCGGGTAGTCTGGGGTGGCGTTCTCAAGGTCAACGCGATCCAGTTCGAACCAGCGGGCCTTGGACGCTTTGGGCGCCAGATTGGCCTTGGCGTCGTCGAGGCGCACGTAGCGCCCTCTCTGGTCTTCCTTGATGCCAAAGCTCTCGGCGTCCTCGACCGACATGCCAGACATCAGCATGCCGACCCTGGCGCTGTCCGTGAGGGCCTTGGCGCCGCGGGCGCCATCAATGTCGGTCACCGTGCCCTTGCGCACGTGATGGACCAGCAGGACGGCGCAGTCGCCAGCCCTGGCTACACGGCGCCATGCTGCGGCGGCGCTGATCATCTGAGGGTTGCTGTTCTCCTCCAGGCTGTGGCTCTCCGCGAACGGATCGACGATGATCATCCCTACGTCATGCTGCTTCAGCTCGGCCGTGAGAGCAGCCTCGTCCGGGTGGACGACCGAATAGCCGTCGGCGCTGAGTGCCGCCATGACGACGCGCCTTGTCTCGCCGGAATGCATAAAAAACCGACCGTCTACCTCGGTCTCGTCGATGCGGTGGCGGATCATCAGCGCAGCGAGGCGCCGATCAAGCTCATCGATCGGGTCTTCAAGGTTGAGGCACGCCACATTGACGCGTTGGAAAATGTGCTCCCCCAGGAAGTCCTGGCCTGTCGCCAAGCATAACCCGACCGCCATCGCATAGGATGACTTGCCAGTGCCACCAGGGGCGACCAGAACGCTCACAAAACCCCGCAGCAGATGCGTGCCGTAAAGCCAGCGCCGCGGCGGGATCGACTTTGGGTTGGGAAGTCTCGCGCGCTGGAGAACGAATGCTTCTTGCGGCTTATCGTCGGTGACGACCGAGAGCTTGGCCCTGCGTTCTGGTGGCCCCGCTGGTCCCCAAATGGGATCGACATAGTCAACGGCCATGCGGCCTCCGCCCGGTGGCGGCTGCGATCGCTATTTTTCGCGTGATGGCGAGAAGATCACCAGAGGACAATTCCATGCCGTGTCGCGCGTTGACGGCGCGAGCGCGCGCGATGATCTCGCCGCCGGCAGCTCCGTCCCGGCCCAGCGGCCAGACGGCCTTGCGCAACGCCTCCGCGAACTGATGCGCGCGGCATTGCGCCTGAGCCCATTCGGCGCGACCCGCGATCCCGCCCATGTTCCGCTCCTCGCCGATCCTTTCGGCCATCAGCGCGCAGATCAGAACGGTCATCGCCTCGCCGCCTAGCCGCACGTCGATACCATAGCGGTGCTCAGGCGCCTCAAGCCCGTAAAGGTCCGTCAGCGCCAGAAACGTCGCGTTGGAGCGCCCGAACTCGCGGAGCCACGTGATCTTCGCGGCCGGCGGAGCAGATGCGGTCGGCGGATTGGCCGCCCGCACCCATTCGGGCGGCAGAGTGGCAGGGGTGCCATTCATGCCGCGCGCTTTCCGCGTCGCGCCGTCATCGTCGGGCCGCATTCGATCGTCCGGTCGCGCCCGGCGGCGATCTCGTCGGCGATCGAGACGAGCGGCACGCCTGCTGCGCGCCAGTGCGCCACCACTTCGGCGCAGGACCAAGCGACGCCGGCATAGGCACCCGCCGCCTCGAGGAGACGCATCTCCTCGTACTGCACCTGCGACGGCTGGCCGCTTGCAAGGTGTCGGGTTCCCGGCGCCTTCAGCTCGAGGTTCACCGACCTGCCGTCGACGATTAGTTCAAGGTCCGGCGTGCCGGTCCTGATGCCCTTGTTCTTCTGGAAGATGTGAGCGCGACCGCTAAAGTCACGCGACCGATCGAACGCACGAAGCCTGTGCGGTGCGGTGATGACTTCGCGCGCCAGCTTGAGCACGGCGATCTGCAAAACCTCTTCGGGCTTAAGCGGCACGGGATGCCTCCCTCCGCTTCGCTTCTTCAAGCCCCGCGTCCGTGATCCGATATTTGAGGCGTTGAGACAGCCAGCAGCGATCGTAGACCTCCGCGAGACCCAGCCACGCGAGGGTCGCCAAATTGTCCTGCTGAATAAAACACCCGTAACCGCGCGAGAGATCGGCCAACAGGCGCGCCTGATCGCAGGTTAGTTTCATGCCGCCCTCTCAGCACGCGGCTTTGCGAAGCACCGTGCATGATGCGAGGCGCACCAGCTCGACCCCGAGATGGTCGGCTGATTGCAGAACCGCCACGCCGGCCCGGAGCCCTCAATCCACTGGCACAAACCGCCCCTTGGCGCGCGGAACACTGTGGCGGGCTCGGATGCTGTGGGCACAACTTCCGCAGCCATCGCTTTGCGCGTGACGGGCTTGGGCTTCCCAGCCCTCGACGCCGCGGCGTTCTTGCCGAGCGGCGAACCGCGCGGAGGCAGTTGCAAACGATGGGTTCGACCGACGACCGCATTCTTCGTGCGTCCCATGCGAATGCCGATTGCGCGCGCACTCAGCGTCGGATCGGACCACAGGCGCGTCAGTTCCGCGTCTGCCTCGGGCGTCCACGCGGGAGATGCGCCGGTCAAGAAGCGCTTCTCTTGCTCGCAAGCCACGGCCAGCCTTCTGCCCGGGCGCAGTCGTGCCCGCAGAACGCCGCTTCAATGGCGCCATTGTCGTTGCGACCAAACGCCAGAATCGTCACGCCCATGACGGCGCATGAATGGCAAGGCGTTCCCGCAAGAGTCCGCGGCGCATCAAATGCGAGGGATTGCTTGGCCTGTGTGCGTCTCACGGCGTTTCGCTTCCAAAAAAAACCGGCGACACCGAAGCGCCGGCGGCAAGTTTAGGGAGGAACCGTCCAAGAGCAGCAGTTGAGCCCTGCTGCGCGGCATCGCCCGCAGATGCGGGTGATTCGAATAGGGGCAAGGCTGAGATGTCCCGCAGGCCGATGGCCTCAGCCAAGTCGACGCGGCACTGATGCGTGCCAAGTCGCATGTGCGCCATGGGTCGGCACGGCTCGCAGATCTCGGCGTAGCAACTGGTGCAGATGACGGCCAATGCCGCACTGGTCGCGCGGCCGACATAGACGACGCGAAGGGGCGGGCGCGTCACGCGGCGTCGCCCTTACACCGTTTGCAAATCCGGTTGGACCGCCTATCCGCGGACGGGAACACCTTCGAACAGCACAGGCATTTGAGCTTGGTGCTGCGACCTATATTGGCGTCCACTTGCTTGGCTGGGCCGCGCGCCTTGTTCGCCGAACGGCGCTTTAACAAGCCCGCGGCACGCAAACTGCGCACCACAAGATACACGCCGTTTTCGGTCATGCCGGTCTTCGACGCGATTACTCGCCAAGTCGCGCCAGTCTGAGCCAGATCAAAGATTTCCTGCGCCCGCGGATGGATGTCGACCAGACTGTCGCGTGTGAGAGTCAGCGCCACCGTTGGCTCCGCGTCGCCGGTGCCGACCAATCGCTGCGCTCTGGCACGCGCAGACCCTGCTTCTTCCGCAGCCGCAGCACCGCCATTTCGGTGTCGTCACAGCGCGCCCGTTCCCGCTCAAGGCGACGGACAAGCGCATCGAGGCGACGAGCCCGGTACACGGTCAGCAGCCGGTAAGGGACGCGGAACACCCCCCTCAGCCACCGCGTCCCGTGCGCTGCGGTGCTCATCTCCCGGCTGAGGGCGGTGTGCAGATGTCGGGCCGAAGCTCGTGCCGCGGAATGCCGGTGATGCGTTCCACCTCGGGCAGCCGCTCGGCCGGAACCTGGCGCCACTTCAGGATCGCGGGTCGCGTCACGCCCAGCTCACGCGCGATCTTCGCGCGGAGACCAGGCACGGAGCTGATGCGGAGTATGGCTTGGTCCCTCATGGCGCTTGGCTTACCACTGGTAAAGCGCGTCAGCAACACCTTTTGCTTACTCCCGGACACCACGCCGATGGGTTATACTCGGCCCGTGGAGAAGTTTGCAGACCAACAAGTCGGGCTCAGGATTCGCCTTGCCCGCGCCCAGATGGGCCTTACGCAGCGTCAATTCGCAGAGCGTTTGGGCGTGTCAGCCGGGCTTGTCGGTGCATGGGAAAGCCACATTAAGACGCCGAGCGTGAAAACCCTCAAACGCATATCAGAAGAGACCGGCATCAGTATGGATGCCATTTCGCGGACGGGATTCAGCTCAGTCCAATCGCTGACCGTCAGCGATCCCGACGAGATCCAACTTTTGATGAGTTTCCGAAAGTTGCCCGAGATCGGCAAGCAGAACTGCCTGCAGCTGCTTGAGATGACCGCAAATATGGGTCGAGTTAAGAAGCAGAAACGCAGCCCAGCCGAGGTCTAGCGACGCAGCGCCCGTCGAGGGCGCATCCAGCTTAGCCATAGGCGCTATCCTTACGCTTGAGCATCGGCCTGAGGGAGCGCACTATCGGCTTTTACCTAGCCGCTGTCACGAAGATTTGCGGTATGCAAGCCGTCTTTTTCAGAAGTGCGCCACCAAGGCCGCGAAACGCCGTCGGCGCAAGCTGGCGGGTAAACAAGCGAGGTTCCAGAAGCATACCAACCACGAAATTTCGAAGGCGCTCGTTCTGGACGCTGAAGCCTTTTTGATGCGCCCCCCCTGTCCGGACGGCATAAGCCCCCGTCCGCTTACCCTGGCGGCAGGGATTTCCAACACTGGTAAGCAGGAAAACTTACCAAGAGACGATTTTTCCCGCGTTTCCGCTTGCCATGATTGCTTACTGCTGGTAAACACCACGCCACATCCAGGGCGGCAAGGTGCCGCACGGGAAACGAGATGGCCATGCCCGAAGACATCACGATCTACGACCAAAACTCGTCCCACCGTCTCGAAGCCGCGCAGAAGGCGCTTGCCACGGTCCGGATGATGCTCAAGCGCCCGCTGTCGCGCCCCGAGGCGGAAGCGCTGTTCCGCGAAGGATACGAGGACGCGATCGACCTGATTGAGGCACGGATCACGAAAGCTATCGCAGCATACAACCGCATTTATGAGGACGCCGCGTCATGAACTACATCCGCGACATTGATGCCTACTGGGGTCGCCCGCAATCCGACGCCGCGGCCGACGAGCACGAGCGGCAGTCGAAAATCCAGAGCGCCATCGCAGCCTTGCGCGCGCTCTTGAACACCGACGAGCACATGCAGACGCGGATCGACTACGAAGCGCTGGATTCTGAGCTTGAAAACGCAACGATCCCCGCGGGCAAGCTCGCCGACATTATTTCGGACGCCGATGAGCAGGCGTTTCAGGATGCGCGCCAGGACGCCGCCGAGTATCGCGCCGAGATGCGCCGCGACGAGGAGGATTGGGCATGAGCGCGGCCGCGCGGCAAGCCCATGTCCGATCGGATCGAAGCCGAGGAGCGCGCCAGCTGCGCTCCCGACTATGCCCTCAGCCACTACGCGCTCTGGATGGTAAAGTCCGCAAGAGTCCCGGCGCCGAAGCATAAATACCCCACACCAACAGCGGCCCCCGCCGCCAGGGAGACGAGATGACCCCCGACATCCACCAAATTACCCGTGAGACCGCCGCAATCCGCATCACCGCTTTCGCCGACGAGGGGCGGCTCGTGCAGTCGAAGTGGCATGGCACTGACCGCAATGGTCGGGAGATCGCGTGCCTCCTAGGCGCGATCCACCCCGGCATCAACGGCGCTGACGACTGCCCCGCCGACATCATGCCGGCCTGGATGGCGCATCTGCTGCCGACTCTGTTCGATGGCGTGAGCGCGAAGAAGGCCCCCGACTATGGCCGCCGGTTCGCGCTCGCGCTGCGCTACGGGAACACAGACAAAAGCGTGCTACGTAAGACGCTGGCCGCGTCGATTGAGTACGCGGTTGCTTCGGCTACTAAACTTCAGCCGGATCCTGCACCTCCGTATTGGGCGGAGGTCAAGTTTGCTTGCGAGCGCGTAATGGCGATTTTGCGCAACGGCGGCTCGAAGAAAGATTTTGATGCCGCCCGTGCCGCCGCCCGTGCCGCCGCCGGTGCCGCCGCCGGTGCCGGTGCCGCCGGTGCCGCCGGTGCCGCCTATGCCGCCGCCGGTGCCGCCGGTGCCGCCGGTGCCGCCGGTGCCGCCGCCGGTGCCGCCGCCTATACCGCCTATACCGGTGCCGGTGCCGGTGCCGCCGATGCCACCCGTGCCGCCTATGCCGCCGCCGATGCCGCCTATGAACACATCTTCGAGGCACTCATCGGCGCGATGATGGATGGTGCCGCTGCTCCCGTCGAGGTGACGCCATGAACCCGGCTGAGTGCATCGCCGAGCGCCCGGAAGACAACTGCAACTATTCGCCCGGCGTGACGCAGGCGATGATCGACGCGCACTACCGCTCATGGAGCGACATCGCGACGGAAGAGAGCGACCGTCAGCATCGGCTACAGGCGGCGCTCCAGGTGCTTGTGTCGATCCTGGATGCCGAGGAGGACACCGAGGTTCTTGCCATCGGCATCGACTACGAGGCCGTGCGCGCCGCGATTGAGGACGCCACGGTCTCGCCCGACAAGCTCGACGACATGATCGCCGATGCGGACGCCCAGCGCATCCGCGACGAGGAGAATTGGGCATGAAGCTCGCCTCCTACGGCGCCGTGGATCACCGTGAGCCCACGCCCTGGCCCTGCTTCTGCATGGGCGACTTTCGCGGATTTGCCACCGTCATCGGCCGCGTCGTGCAGCGCGGCACCATCGTCAGCTACCGTCTGCGCCTTAATGGCGGCGCTGAATTGACTGTCCCCGCCGCAGATGTGCGGCCAAAAGGCAACATCGTTGGCTTCGTCGCCGGCCGCGACGATTGGGAGGGGAGGCCGTGAATCACATTGCATCCAAGGTCATTACGGCGCCGGGCGTCTACGATCTGGACGCTGACGCATACCATGCGGACCCCGCTTTGCATCCTTCGTTGTCAGCGACGATCGCCAAGATACTGCTGACGCAGAGCCCTCTGCACGGCTGGATCGCGAGCCGGCGTCTCAATCCGAATTGGGAGCCGGTCAACAAAAAGACCTTCGACATCGGCAGAGCCGCCCATCGTCAGGTGCTTGGGAAGGGTGGCGACTGGATTCAGATCCCAGCGGAGATCCTTGCCTCAAACGGAGCGGCGAACACCAAGGAAGCCAAAGCCTTCGTCGAGGATGCGCGCGCCAGAGGTCTAACTCCGATCAAAGCGGATGAAGCCATGCAGATGAAAGCCATGGCCTTGAAGGTGACTGCGCGCCTGACCCAGATGGGCATTGTGCTGAACCCAACCTATTCCGAGACGGCGGCTTTTGCCCAGATCGAAGGCGTGTGGTGTCGCTGTTTGGTTGACAACGCGCCCAATACGGGCCGCGGGCCGCTGTATGACCTCAAAACCACGACGGATGCCAATCCGGACAAGATCACCCGCGCCATCATGGAATACGGCTACGACATCCAGGCCCAGCACTATCGCGAGGTGTGGAAGGCCGCGACGGGAGAGGATCGGCCGTTCCGCTTTATCTTCGTGGAAAAAGAACCGCCGCACGAAATCTGTGTGGTGGAATTGTCAGGCGAAGACCTCATGATGGCGGAGAAACGCATCCGCCGCGCGCGCGAGATTTTTCGTGACTGCTTGGAAACCAATGACTGGCCCGGATATCCGCTTGAGGTAGTTCAGATAAAGCTGCCCGAGTTCTATCAGTCGCGCTGGCTGGAGCGCGAGATATTCGAGGCCGATTACAAAACCCAGCGCGGCGCGGACATCATTAACATTGGGCGTCAGCGCCCCTATCAACTTGCAGGAAAGTAAGCCATGAGCGTCATTCGATTTGTGCCCGCGCATCAGATCAGCGAGCCGCTTCCAATAGCTGTTGGAATTTCGGGCTCGTCAGGGACCGGGAAAACCGTTTCTGCCATGCGCCTGGCGCGCGGGATCGTGCGGGAAATAACCGGCGAGAAGTCCGCTCCGTTCGGCTTTGTGGACACGGAAAACCGGCGTGGCCTTCACTATCGGGAGGCATTCCCCGAGATGATGCACAGCGATTTCACCGCGCTGAATGACGCGGGCGAGGTCGTCGGGTTCACCATTGAGCGTTGGCTTGAGATGATCGACGCCGCCGAGCATGTGCAACTCCCGGCCGTGGTGATTGACAGCTTCTCACATAGCTGGGCAGGCGTCGGCGGCCTGCTTGAAATGCACCAAATGGCGCTGGATCGTCTGGTGGCCGAGGCCGAGAAACGGGCGAATGGCAAGTGGACCGTCGAGCGAGACAAGTTTTCACAACTCGCCTGGGCTGAGGTTAAGCCGCAGTATCGCCGCCTCGTTGATCGAATCATCCGCGCGAAGACCAACTTCGTCATCTGCACCCGGGCCAAGCCGGTCATGCAGAAGGGTTTTGGCGAGAACGCCACGAACGCTTTCAGGACTAAGACGCGCCGCGCGGATGTGCCCTGGAACCCGGAGACCGACAGCGACCTGATGTTTGAGTTGACGGCGATGGTCATCCTTGACCCGGCGGCGCCTGGTTGCCCCGTTCACCAGATCAAGATGGCCGACCAGTTCAAGGGTTTGTTTGACCCCACGCGCCCGATCACCGAGGAAACCGGACGCGCGATGGCCGAGTGGTCGAAGGGCAGCGGGAACGCCCAGAAGCAAAAGCAGGTCATGGATGCCGCTCGCGATGTGGCCCGCCGTGGAACGGAGGCGTTTACCGTGTGGTGGCAGAGCGATGTCGGAAAACAAGCGCGCGGCGTCGTGCGCCCGATCATCGAAGAACTGAAGGCGCTTGCGCAGAAAGCCGACGAGTTGAGCAACGAGGCATTGTCCGAAGACCCGTTCGGGTTAAAACGGGCGGCAGATGAAGGCGCCGAAACAGAAGCCGCCGCAGCCTGAGGTTTGAGCGCCTGGGGATTGGCCCCGGGCGCATCTGGGAGGACACCCGATGAGCCAAGCAGCGAAGATTTACAGCGCCAACGTCCGGGAGATTCGCCGGCATTTCTACGAGTTGGAGGATCGGCTGTACCGGCTGTACCGCCCGTGGTTGCAGGACAAGGTGAGCTGGGTGCAGTTTGATCAGCGTCGGTTGGCGATCCGCGCGGAAATGGACCGGCGCATTGAGCAGGAGCGTGCGGCCTACCGCCAAAACGCGGCGGAGGAGCGGAGCGCGTTCCTGCGCGATCTGTCGGAAGAGACGGATCGCAGGCTGCTGGGCCGCGGCGTCGCGGATGCCGGATACAGCGTCTGGGACAACGGCGCTCACCGCGTGCTGACGCGCGACGAGGTTTCCCGCCGATGACCGACCATTCTTTGGTCGTCACCGACGCGATGACCGAAGCAGCACTGCGGGTTTGGTATGGGGAGGAGATTTGGTTAGTTCGCAAACACGGCAAATTTTTGCCGTTTGTCGAGCAGGACGCGCGGATGACCGAGGCCATCTATGCCGCGCTCGCGGTGGCTGATGACGACCGGGCGGTGTTGATCAAGACTGGCGACCCGGGCCGCGAAGGAGACGCGCCGCCGTAAGCCACCTCCCCCACATTTCCCCAACGTGCTAACCGAAGAAGCGGAACAACAGGAGGCCAATGTTGTTGACCCTTCCCCAGATTTTCCCCGATGTGCTAAGCCTTCGGTGAGAGCGGCAGCTTGCCAAAAACGTTGACCGCGTTCGCTTTCGGAGCATCGGAATGGAGCGGGACATGAGTGACGAGCCCGACATCTACCTTATCTGGTCCGACGAGCACCTCGCATGGTGGTGTCCGGGCGGGAACGGCTATACGCGGCGCCTGTCGGAAGCCGGTCGCTACTCCAGGGCGAACGCGCTGATGATTTGCACTAGGGCGATCCCGGGCACTGCGGCGAGGCGAGGCCGCCTGCCGGAACTGCCTGTACGGCTGCAGGACGTTCTGGAAATGGACGCGCGATATCGCAACCAGTTCGGCGGCGCGCTGGAGCCATGGGAGTGACCCGCTTGCTCGCCGCCATCGCGCTGATGCCGGGGGAAAGATGGCCTTCCGGGTGATCTTGGGCGAAGGTGACGACGATGGATTAGTCCGCTTCAAGCCCATTGCGGGACTTGCTAATCTTGCCGCTGGATCGGACCAGATCGGAACAAGCGCCATGCCAAGATTTCCCGGAAATCCGCCATCACGCGCGTTTAATCACCGTCTCCTGATGGAGTTCGACCGCAAGCTGGCGCTCGCCGATCGGCAGCACCAGATTGTTCTGCGGCGTGTGCGGCGCTCGGTCGAGGCTGCCAGGGGCGTCATCGCCCGGCGGAGAGACGCAGGGGAAGCGCGGTGAGTGGGCCGATAAAATGCTTGTGTTGCGATCAGGACGTGACCAAGCCTGGCAGTCCGATCACGCACGAGCGGGCCATAAAGGCCGTGGGCGTGCTCGCGGCTGCCGGCTGGACCAAGGAGAAGCTCCTGCGAGATGATCGGCTGGACTATCAGGCGCCGGGCCTGCGCGCGATGCTGGAAGACGGCACTGTAAGTTGGCCGATCGCGAGGGTTGGCGATGCCTGACGATCGCCATGCGCCGCACTTCCAGCCCATGCAGCTCCGCTGCGCGCATTGCGACCACCGCTGGACCGATTACTTCGCCGTTGACTGCCGGCTTACCGTGGCGGTCGCAGTCATGAAGGCGGTGGCGGAGCACGGCTGCCCCTCGTGCCATCGGAATGACAACGGGGCGGTGTTGATCGAGACTGGCGACCCGGGCCGCGAAGGAGACGCGCCGCCGTGAGCCACCTTCCCCACATTTCCCCCATGTGCTAAGCTGGTTCTCAGGGGATAGACAATCGGGATCTGTTGATCCTCCCCCTCGTTTCCCCGATGTGCTAGGCTCCGTCTGTCTTACTGCCAAGTTCTTTGAGTTGATCCTCGCCCTCGTTTCCCCGATGTGCTAAGCAACGTCGGCGAGAACACGTTTAGCTTGAGTGTTGATCCTCCCCCTCGTTTCCCCGATGTGCTAAGCGCTAGTTTGAGTGCTTTGTCTGGCGGATCAGTTGATCCTCCCCCTCGTTTCCCCGATGTGCTAAGCGCCACTCGGTTTCGCTCAACAAGCGCTTGCGTTGATCCTCGCCCTCGTTTCCCCGATGTGCTAAGCTCAACTTCGTTACGATGAGCATGCGCTTGCGTTGATCCTCG